AGGCTTTCCTCCTTAAATGGTCAAATGAAAGAAATGGCCTTTCCACCGTTTTTTCATTTATTGCGTTTGTCAATTGATTGGAATCCAACAGTTCCATGATGGCAGCTCTTGAAGGAAGGTGCGGCTGAGTGATGATGGAAATTAGCTCGAGGGATGCCACTGCTATCAGAGTTTGGTGTAAGTCACTTTTTTTAATTCCCATTTCCTTCAATCTGTGAATGGTCCCTACTGCATTCTTAGCGTGAAGTGTGCTAAGAACCAAGTGGCCACTGTAAGCGGCATGAAAGGCGAAATGGGCTGTTTCCTTATCGCGGATTTCTCCAACCATGAGAATATCCGGATCGTGCCTCAAAGCCGCTTTCAACCCTGCTTGATATGTTATTCCTGCCTTTTCGTTGACTTGGACTTGCAAAATGTCGTGGATTTCTCTTTCGACAGGATCTTCGAGAGTGATTGCCTGGAAAGACTTTTCCCTCAGCAGGGTTTGAAGCAATGCATATAAAGTTGTCGTTTTACCACTTCCGGTCGGGCGGGTGATATAAATACATTAATAAAAATCGACATTCGTCACTACTATCTCATCCTTACCCCGCACCGACTGGTCGCTTCTTACGGGAGGTTTAGGAATTACTTCAAATTGGATTTCTCTTATAAAGGTCGAAATGAACCTTTGCTGTTCTTCAATGGTTAAGTTCCGGAAGTTTTCATTGAAGGACAGAACAATCTTTTTTAGGGATTCTATGTCCATTGTTACAGGCTCCCGGTATTCTGCCACTTTCTTTTTCAATTCTTCATAAGGTTCTTTGGTCTCTTCCATGAGCTTCATGAATTCTTCGTCGTTCATCAGATCGGCAGCCCAGGCCCGTTGGAATTTTTCTCTTTTCCGTTCGATTTGCTTTAATTGTTTTTCATAAAAACTTTTTGTATTGTCTTCTTCGATTTCTTTTACCGGTTCAATATTAATTTCTCTCATATATTTATACAGTGCGTCTACGAATCGATTTTCACCGATACTTTTATTAAAGGCGTTCACTTTAGCGCAGGGCGGGCAACGATAAGTGGAATGCTGATAAATAGTCCCGTTGCTTCTTGTTCTAACATACCTGTTGACGGCAAGCTTTTTTCCACATCCTGGACACTTGAGAATACCTTGAAATAGATAAGTGCTTTTTATTTCCCTTCGTCTAATTTGCGTGCGATCATCCAGCACTTTTTGCAGTTTCATGAATTCCTCTTTGCTTATAATTCCTTCATGTGTATCCTCATATACTTTATCATTCCACCTGGTCGCACCGTATAAAGCCGGGTTTCTCAGAATACGGAAAACGGCCGTAGCCGACCAATTTGCCCTGTCGTTGTTGGTCTTGTTCAGATACTCTGCAACCGCAAGCACCGATTTACCCGATTTCAATTTTTCAATCATATCCAGAATCACAAGGGACTTTTCATTCTTAACAAGTTTCTCTTTTTCATTCAGATCAAAACCGTAAGGGATATTACCGACTCGTTCTCCTCCGGAAACTTTTTCTTCCAACGCCATTTTCACGCGCTCTGAGAGGTTTTCCGTTTCCCATTGAGCCAAAGCAGCGACAATGGTGATAAACATCCTGCCCATGGCTGTCGACGTGTCATAGGGCTCTGTGGCCGATTTAAAGACACAGTTATATTTGTCGATTTCGGCAAGCATCTTATGCAAATCCAGAACAGAACGGGTAAAGCGATCCAGGCGGTAAACAAGAATCATGGAAATTTTACCTTGCTGCATATGTTCCATCAATCTTTGGAGTTCAGGTCTTTTTGTATCCTTACCTGAAATACCTTCATCTATATAAAATTTATAATCATCCCAGCCTTGGGCTGTACAAAAAGCGACAAGTCTTTCCTTTTGTGCCGATATGGAATAACCTTCCTTGGCTTGTTCAAGAGTGGATACCCGGATATAAATTCCTATTGTCATAAAAAATCTTCCTTTTTCTGCAAAATTATTAGAACATCTGTTCGTATTTATGATACTATAGTTGTAGATAATTCGTCCATACCCGACAATTTGTGATTTAGCTAACAGTAAAATTTTTGTAATCATGTTATAATTTAGACAATTAAGCCGTTCGGCTGAACAAAGCCGGCGAGTAGTTCTAACTACTCGTCATCGCCTACTTCGATCCATTCATACAATTCTTCCATTTGACAGTGGAGGATGGATGCAATGTTTTTTGCCACCTGGAGAGACATTCCCTGCCTCCCAGATGCGTATTTGTTTATTTGCTGGACGGTAATTTTTAGTTTGTTCGCTAGCTGCGTCTGTGTCATTCCCGATTCGTATAAACGTTCTCGAAGTAGGCATCTACCGACTTTGTACGTCAAATAGACACCCTTTCATTATTACATCAACTAGGAGTTGTTCATGGTGAAAAAAACTATTGATCTAATGGAATTATTAAGTAAATTGGCAAAAGAAGAAATGAAAAAACAAAGTACTACTTCATCCCGCGCAAAGAACGAATGAATGCTATGGCGCCTTCGATTTCTTCCTTGGAAGCCTCTTCACCATCGATATTCAACCTGTATTTTTCCATGAGCTCTTCCACAGATAACTCTTTGGTGTCGTTTATAAATTCCTCTTCACTAGATGTGGTTTTATCTGAGTCACTTCTTCCCAAGAGGTAATCAACTGTCACCCCGAAGAAATCAGCTAAATCATAAAGTCTTTTTTGTCGTGGCACTCGATCGGACTCACCATTTTCATAATGACTCACAGAAGTTCGGGGCATGTTCAATTTTTTCGCTAATTCTTCTTGTGATAAGCCCCGTTCTTCCCTTAGTTTCCTCAACCTTTTCGAGAAACTCATTTTTCCCTTTCTCCTTTCTATTGCACCAAATTTATTATATATGATAATGTTCGTTAAAAAAACATGTGCGTTTATCGCAATTATATGTTGACATGTTCGTTTATAGCACCTATAATCAAGTTAAGTTCTTAAAACGAACATAACGAGAAGGAGGTGTCAGCATGTTGACATCAAGAAAACCAAGGTCGGCATTGGTGGATGCCCGGAAGAAACTGGGATTGTCGCAGGAAGATTTAGCCAGTAAAGTGGGTATTTCCCGCGGTTATCTTTCCAATGTGGAAGCTGGAAAGTTCGGTCCATCACTGAAAATTGCAAGTCGGATAGCGAAAGTGCTTAACAAGTCTGTTGAAGACCTTTTTTTATAGTTATATAGTGCGTTTTCCGCACGTATTTTATACATGGAGAGGAGAATTTATTTTGCAGACAAAAATTAACAAGCCTTCAATCCCGGCTTCCACCATGAAGGAGATGTCCAAATTCTTCATGAAAACTTCGGTACCACGGATATTGGCAGCAAGAAAGGAAGAAGCAAACAAAGCAAAGGAGGAAGGGAAGTGAACGTTGTGGCAATCAGGCAAACCGAGCAAATGACCTTTGGTGAAATGTTCGAGTACACAAAACGGTTCAATGAAATCATGGAATGCTCAACTGGTGATATAAGGGATTTCCGTTTGGCAGCACTTATGTCCGACTTGGAAGAAAGGTACTTAATTCCAGCTTTCCATAATGAAGCCTTTGAAGCAGACCATCCAGAGTTAATGCAGCTGTTTCGTTCGGTGAGTATGGCAAGAAGTCTTTAAACATTTTGAAGTAAGGAGGATAGCAATGAGTGAAAGAATTACACCGAATTGGATAGATTTAGTGGATAAATCGGATGATGAATTGCGAGATATTTTATCAGAATTAAACAGTCCGTCACTAAGAAAACTGACAAGAGAGGCGATTCATGCACTTGAAGATTATCGTGATTATGTCCAACACGAAAAAGAAGAAAAGCAATGGCTATACGGAAAGTTAAATCAAATAGGGAACATTATTGAGCGTGGAAGAAAAGAAATTCCTAATTCAAATTTAAGCCATAGGACCGACCATTAACCAATAGTCCGACCAAACTAAATACGAAGGAGGGTGTATGGTGAATGGATGCTACAAACGAGACCCGCAATCCATTAAATGAGGTGCAGATAACTGAGTTGAAAAACATCGCCGACAAGAGACTTTCACCATATCATAAGCAGATTTTATCTAGGCTAATCGGAGAGCATTCTCGCTTACAGAGAGATCGCTACTCGATATCTGAAGAAAAATGTATAAAAGTCATTGCCTCAGCTACAAAACGAGTAGGCGGATACACAGACGGGATTATTGAAATCAGAATCGATGATTCAATCAACCATAAGTTTCTACCCGCGCATCAGTTAAAAGCGCTAGCCGGAGCAAAAAGGATTAACCAATACAAAAAGATTGAAGGCTGGCTTAACACAAAAGAAGGCAGAGAGTGGGCGCTTAAAACACCTCATGTCACCAATTTTTAATATCAAGAAAGAGAGTGATCGCATGGAATACGAAAAGCATTTCCTCTCCGAAGATTTTACACACTTGAATGTTCAAATCAATCGTATGCACCAGTCAAGTTTGGACGTTATTGATTTCACACTACAAGGCGATTTGAAGAAAGCAGAACAAGCTGCACATCAAATCTATAAAGCTCTTAACATAGTAAAAGCATTAAACAGCAAGAAAGTGATTCGGGATGACCAGGAAAGGCATGCAATGGCGACAAGGAAGGCTTTCTTCTGATGAGTGACAAATCGTATTGGATTTTTCATTCCGCGTTAGGTGCAGGTGTATTGGTCTTCTTGATTTGGGCCATCATCATAACTCTTTAAAGGAGGTGAGGAGATTGAGAGAGATTAAATTTAGAGGATATGACGGCATGACGTGGATATACGGTTCTGCTGTTCAGTATGACAACGATACTGACACCTGGTACATGATTGAGTTTAATGGTCCAGATGATGACTGGGTAATGGTTGGGGAAGTTGGGCAATTCACAGGACTGTACGACCGTAATGGGAGGGAGATTTTTGAGGGGGATATTGTCGAAGTGTCTGACCACCCTTTTCCGTTAGCGAACGGAGTTTACGAAGTCGGTTATAACGAAGTGATGGAATTATCAGCCGGAGGATACTTGCTTTTTCGGGTTAGAAAGTATTGCAAAGTCATCGGCAACAATCATGATAACTCTGAACTTCTTGAAAGGAGGTGAGAAAGTTGCTGAAGAGATTCTTGGTCGTAATCAAAGTAAGTAAAGGTACTTACAGACAAAAAGAAGTTCGAACATTGGATTCAGAGAAGGATTTACGGGAGTTAATCGGGAGTATTGTGACTAGTAGTCCGAATGCTTTGGAAGACACAAGAGAATTAATTTCCATCTTTGAGGTTGATTTAATTTACGGAAAAATTAAAGAACTGGAGCCGGTTTTGCGAGACATGAAGCTAGTTCTAAAAGAGAAAAAATAACTCACTGCGCCAACAGTGAGCCTGAAACAAACATTGTACATGAGTCAATTTTATAGCAATGAATTAGAGAATACAAGAGGAGGAAAAAAACATGGAAATCAAATTGAAAATCGAAGCACCCGGCTTGGAAGGTGCTATCCATACACTTGCACAGGTTTTAGCCAATTATGAACTGCCGTCAAATGGAAACGGAGGGGAAAAGGTTCCTGCTACATCGATTCAGCCCGAGCAACCATCTCAACCTGAAGTACCGCAACAACAAAATCAGCAAGCACCACAAGAAACCACGGTTCCTGTACAGCAGCCACAACAAGAGTCTGCGGTGCCTGTTCAGCAAACACAGCAACCGCCGGTACAGCCTCAACAAGAGTATCAACAACCGACACAGCAGCAACAGCCAGTTCAGCCAGAACAGCAAACTCAACCGCAGCCGGAACAACAGCAGCAAGGGGTGCCGACTTCCAACCCAACGTATAGCATGGATCAACTCGCTGTCGCAGCAACGCAATTGGTAGACGCGGGTAAACGGGAAGAGCTGGTATCTTTGCTTTCCGTATTCGGTGTACAAGCCCTGACTGCGCTTCCTAAAGAACAATACGGAGCGTTTGCAACAAAGTTGCGTGAAATGGGTGCCAAAATATGACGGGAGAAATCGCCCACGCTGACCGGGCACATGCTCTACTTTCAGCGAGTGCTTCCAGCCGTTGGCTGACCTGTACACCGAGTGCCCGGTTGGAGGACCAATTCGAAGAAACTACTTCGTTTTTCGCTGAAGAAGGTACGCTTGCCCATGAAATCGCAGAACTGAAATTACGAAAGCATTTTACTGAGCCGATGGCCAAAGCGACTTTTACAAGACGGTTGAACAAGCTTAAGAAGAAAACGTACAACGATGAATTGTTATTCCAAAAAGAAATGCTAAAGCATACGGACACCTATTTGGACTATGTGAAAGGCATCGCTATTGGACTTTCAACAGAGCCCTATGTAGCCATTGAAAAAAGAATAGATTACAGCTCCTTTGCTCCTGAAGGGTTTGGTACAGTGGACTGCCTCTTGATAGCAGGTGAAACACTGTACGTTACGGATTTTAAATACGGGAAAGGGGTTCCGGTCAGTGCGGAAGACAACTCCCAAATGAAGTTGTATGCCCTGGGCGCTTATTTGGAATACAGCTTTCTTTACCCGATCAAGAATGTTCACTTAGCCATCATCCAACCTAGATTGGATAACGAATCGGAGTTCACGCTTACCATCGAAGAACTGCTTGCTTGGGGAGAATCAATCAAACCCAAAGCCGATAAAGCTTTTAAGGGTGAAGGCGAATTTGTGCCAGGTGAACACTGTAAATTCTGTAAAGCAAAAGCAAAATGCCGTGCCAGGGCAGACCAGTTCACGGCTTTGGAAGATTTTAAACAAATGAAACCTCCTTTGATATCCGACGAGGAAGTGGGAGGGATATTGGAAAAGGGCCAGCACATAGAGTCCTGGGTCAAAGCATTGAAAGACTATGCCCTGAAAGAAAGCCTGAAAGGAAAAGAGATTCCCGGTTGGAAAGCTGTCGAAGGAAGAGGATCCAGAGTGTACAAAAACCAAGATGCTGCTTTCGATGAATTACAGAATAGGGGCATCGATGAAGCCGTGCTTTACGAACGGGTCCCGTTGACCGTACCGAAACTGGAAAAAGAACTTGGCAAAAAACAGTTCCGTGATTATATGGAAGAACCTGGCCATGTGCTGAAATCGGCAGGGAAACCAACCCTTGCTCCTGCATCAGACAAAAGAAAAGCGATCACCAACGAAGTGGATGCAGCGGAGGATTTCAATTGATGGAACAAGATTACGAATTTAAGGAGGTGTCAGCGTTGGAATGCGTAAAATGCGGGCGTGAGTTGAAAGACAAGCGAAGCATAGAACGTGGTTATGGACCAACTTGTTGGAAAAAGGCCCAGGAAGAAGCCGAGAAGGAAAAGCAAAGTGACAGCTAGTTAAATCTCTTATGTGAATCTATTAACTACTAAAACCTATAAAAATTTCAATCAAAGGAGAAATGTAAACATGGAAAACCAAACAAGAATTGTAACTGGAGAAGTACGCTTCAGCTTTGTGAGTCTGCTAAAGCCCCGTGAGGATCAATATGGTGGTGCTCCGAAATATAGTGCAACAATCTTGGTGCCGAAGTCTGATACAGCAACCAAACAAAAAATCGATGCAGCTATCGAAGCAGCCAAGCAAAAAGGTAAATCGGATAAATGGAACGGTGTCATCCCTCCGGTAGTATCGATTCCTGTTCACGATGGGGATGGCGTTAAACCTTCTGACGGGATGCCGTTCGGAGAAGAATGCAAAGGTCACTGGGTTTTCACGGCAACTACTGGGGAGGATTACCCGCCGAAAGTAGTTGATGCTAATTTGAATCCTATCTTGGATGCTACAGAAGTATATAGCGGTATGTATGGAAAAATTGCACTCAATTTCAACCCTTATGCGTTCCAAGGGAAAAAAGGCATCGGGGTTTATATCAGCACAAACGTACAAAAAACACGGGACGGAGAGCCGTTGGGCGCTTCTGCACCTGCAGCTGATGAGGACTTTGGTAGCGGTGGCCAAGCTCCACAGCAGCAGTATCAGCCGCAACAACAGTATCAACAACCTAACCAGGGCTTTAATCAACAACCTCAGTATCAGCAGCCAAGTCAGCAGTACCAACCATCACAACAGGGGTATGGCCAACAACCACAGCAACAGCCGAACCAGGGACAACAGCAGCAATTTGACCCTATTACCGGAAAACCTCTAAACGGTGGCGTTTATGGAATATGATTGGCACTTTGAATATCGACATCGAAACTTTTAGCAGCATAGACATCAAGAAAGCGGGACTGTACAGATATGTGCAGTCTCCCGACTTTCAAATCCTTTTATTCGCTTATTCTGTGAATAAAGGGCCGACTCAAATAGTGGATCTAGCACAAGATGAATTTATTCCCTTGCACATTATCGAAGCTTTAGAAAATCCGGAAGTTACAAAGCATGCCTATAACGCCCCTTTTGAATGGTATTGCCTTAGTAAGCACTTGGGTATGTATGGAAAACATACAGTGGACTGGTTAAGTCAGTGGCGTTGCACGATGTTTCACGGCTTATATTGTGGTTACACTGCCGGGTTAGGTCCAACAGCCAAAGCACTCGGATTGGCACAATCCAAACAAAAAATGACTGTAGGTAACTCTCTTATCAAAGTGTTTTCTACTCCTACAAAACCGACAAAAAAGAATGGCGGACGGACAAGAACACTTCCCCATCATGAGCCGGAAAAATGGGAGCTTTTCAAAGAATACTGCATCCAGGACGTTGAAGTGGAGAAAGAGATCGAAAGCAAGCTTTCCAAATTTCCTGTTCCTGAAGCGGAACAAAAATTGTGGGAGCTGGACCAACAGATTAACGCTCACGGTATTTCCGTTGACAATCAGTTGATAGAAGGAGCTATCCAGATAAGCAATGAAACAACTGCCACTTTGACCGAAGAAGCAAAACAACTGACAGGATTGAACAATCCAAACAGTGCGGCACAACTGAAAAAGTGGCTCTCTGATCAAGGGATGGAAGTCGAAAACTTGCAAAAAGACACAGTAGGAGAACTTATCGAAACAACAGAAGGCAGCGTTAAAAGGGCACTGGAAATACGGCAAGAAATGTCCAAAACGAGTGTAAAGAAGTACCTGGCCATGGAAGCCGCTTGTTGTCCGGATAACAAGGTGCGGGGGCTATTACAGTTTTACGGAGCAAATCGGACCGGACGTTGGGCCGGAAGATTGGTTCAAGTGCAAAACCTTCCTCGAAACTATTTGTCTACTTTAGGACATGCCAGAGAGCTTGTGAGAGATAGAAACATAGAAGCATTGAAGCTTATTTATGGAAATGTACCGAATACGTTATCAGAGCTGATAAGAACAGCATTCATTCCCAGTTATGGCCATGTATTTCTGATATCCGATTTCTCAGCTATAGAAGCCCGGGTGATTGCCTGGCTTGCTGGTGAACAATGGAGACTGGAAGTATTCCGGACACACGGAAAGATTTACGAAGCATCTGCTTCCCAAATGTTCGGTGTGCCGATTGAACTGATCAAGAAAGGCAATCCGGAATATGAGCTCAGGCAGAAAGGAAAAGTCGCGGAACTGGCGCTTGGATATCAAGGAGCCAAGGGAGCATTGATGCAGATGGGTGCTTTAAATATGGGTCTTACGGAAGAAGAGCTGCCGGATATCGTAAGACGGTGGCGCTCCTCGAATAAACGAATTGTTGATTTATGGTTTGCTTTGGAAAATGCTGCTCTTCATGTCATGAGGACGGGACAACCTGCCGGTGTTAAAGGGCTACTTATTGCCAGGGAGAGCGACATTCAAAACGGACTTGATTTCTTGACTGTCACATTACCTAGCGGTCGGAAGTTGTTCTACGTCAAACCCTTTTTAGATGAAAATGACTTTGGAAAAGAGGCCGTCCATTACAGAGGTTTGAATCAGACAACCAAGAAATGGGAGAAGATTTCGACATACGGCGGCAAAATGACGGAGAACATCGTACAGGCTATTGCCCGCGATTGTCTGGCGGTAACACTCAAAAGGTTGGCAGAAGCCGGGTATCAAACAGTTATGCATGTTCATGACGAAGCTGTCCTGGATGTACCGAAAGAACACGCAGACTTGGAAAAAGTGGAACGGATCATGAGCCAGCCGATTGATTGGGCGCCAGGACTTAACTTAAACGCCGATGGCTTTACGGCAAATTACTATATGAAGGATTAAGAGGAGGATGAAAAGTGGACGAATTACTAACTACGGGGCAGATGATAGATCGTTTAAAAGAGGGCGAGATTGCCGAATGTGTAAATGTTCCTGAGAGAGAAGACTTAACCGAGAATAAGAAAAGAGTTGTTAAGAGGTCAAGAGTATTTCTCTGGAAAGATGGTTTAGAATTCAAAATAACTACTTTCATTTCAGATGAGGCGAGGTGGCGCATCCTCCCAAACTATGTATCTTTTGAAGAAGCAAAAGCAGCATTAGAGCATGGCAAGCACGTAGTGTGTGAGTTCTTGGATAGGAGATATGAATATTATTTGAATGGAAGTAAGGTGTGCTCCCAAGCGGGAAGCAAGGCAGATGTAGCGAATTTCAACTGGTTTGAGTTATGGGACCAAATATTCGAAGGCAAATGGACCATAAAGGAGGAAAGTAAGTGAACCTAAATAAGTTATCTGGCATGCAGTATCAACTGGACGCTCACATTATTCAAAGGAAAGGGTTAAGAGGTAGGGATTTAACACTCAATACCATCTATGCGCTCCAGGTGGAAGTAGCGGAGCTGGCCAATGAGGTGCGTTTCTTCAAACATTGGAGTAACAACCGTATGATCAACCCGGTAAAAGCATTGGAAGAGTATGTGGACGGCTTGCATTTCTTCTTGTCACTCGGAAATGGTATGGGCATGGAATGGGACCATGACTTCTCATTGGAGAAGATTGGCAGCATCCGGACAACTTTTGCTTCTATTACCAAGAGGTTATCCGATGCCTGGTGGAATTATCACGATAATCAAATAGCGGATTACCGGACCAACTGGCTATTCGCCCTTCAATCCTACCTGCACTTGGGCGGGCTGCTTGGATTCACGGAAGAGGCAATCACCCAAGCTTATAAAGATAAAAATGCCAAGAATTATCTGCGGCAGAAAAGTGGTTACTGACATGGCTGTGTTAAGACAAGCGGTAGAACAACGCAGGGCATATATCGTAAAGGAATTGGCCAAAAGAGACTTTGCTCCTCATACACCCTTATCCAATCTTTCTTATAAGGAATTGGAAGACCTTTATATCGCAGTCAAATGTGATGAAGCCAAGAAGAGAGGGGTTGCTGTCATTGGCAAAAGCCCTGTTTAAAGCCTACTGCCCGAACTGTAAATTCACCTGCTACAGCAAAAATTTTCGGATTAGATCTACTGGCAAAGTGTACTTCCGATGTACGTGCAAAACGGAATGGAGCGTGCCGTTGGAACAGACCGAGAAAATGGACTATCGGATGCAGGGTTAATCGAAAATATTGGAGGGTTCATGATGGGAAAAAATAAATCAAAAAGACAAGTCCGCAGGGATTTAAAAGTGGAAATGAACCGTTCCTATGAACAGCTGCTAAAAGAAGTGAACGATAAGAAAGCTGTATCGAAGTAGCTATTCGTGGCGAAATTTTTGGAATGAAAGTTGTCATAATTACGTACACAAATTCGCTTGCTTAGTGCAGTTACTAAGCTAGGTGAGTTTCGACAAAGAGGAGGAGTACCCATGTTAGAAGTGAAAATCCGAAATGGGAAACAAGCTGTTCACATCAAAATGGAAGATGAAAGCCAGGACTTAAAAAGGGACCTTATTTTCAAATCTTTAGAAACGATCGGAGAGATTGGGTCAGAAGCTTCTCCGTTTGACGTAAATTTGCAGATAAATGAAAAAGAACCTTTGAAACAAATCAACGCTGAAAAAATTCAACCAAAAGAACACCTTCCTGTTTCTGAGGTAGAAAAAGAGGATCCTTTAAACCAAATGATTGAAGACACTCTTCGACCTACTAGATCAAGACGGCTTCCGTTGATGAGGGCCAGTGAGTCTCCAGCCCATAAAGATGAAAACGACTGCAGAGCTAAAATCAACTGTCCTGAATGTTCAATGGATTCCCACCGGTATGTAAAGTTTGGTTTTCGATATACTTTCTGCCCTGGCTGTAATGAGAAACTCCATTTGAAAAGCGCAACTGGAAAATGGGGTGAGGAAGACGAAAACGGAAATGTTTATCTGGCATTTGAGAAATATGACTTATCCAAAATGGAAGGATGATTGGATTGAAAAACACTTTAGGAGATCTGAACAACCACTTATTTGCACAACTGGAGCGTTTAAGTGATGAAGATATAGATGGAGAAAAATTGAATGAAGAAATTAACAGGGCCAAAGCCGTGACATCTGTCGCTTCTAAAATCATTGAAAACGGCACTCTCGTTCTCGAAGCCCAAAAGTTGAGAGATGACCGCATGAACGCAGATACAACTGTGCCTAAAATGCTTGAAGGCGGAGAAAAATGAAGTACACCGAAGAGCAGCATGAATTTATTCGTAAGGTTGCTCCCGGGAAATACAACGTGGAGATCGCGGAGCTTTTCAATGCGGAATTCGGAACAAATGTCACTGAAAGTCAGATAAAAAGTTTCAAGTCGAATCACAAAATAAAAAGCAACCTTGTGAAAAAACAGAGAACAAGCACGGGTCTTTTTACAAAGGAACAGGAAGCATTTATCAAAGACAATGTAAAAGGCCGTTCTAATCAAATGCTTGCCAAGCTGATCAATCAGACTTTTAATCTGTCCATTACAACCAAGCAAATAAAAACCTGGAAAGCAAACCATCATCTTTCCAGTGGCCTAAAAGGCTCTGAGGGCACGGCACCACCAAACAAAGGCACAAAAGGTATCTACAATGTGGGCGGCAATAAAACTTCTTTCAAGAAAGGTCAAAAGCCGGTCAATTACAAACCAGTCGGATATGAACGTGTAGATAGTTACGGTTACGTATTGGTGAAAGTTTCTAATGAAGGACCTTGGCACAAACGCTGGCGGGCGAAGCACAAGGTCCTTTGGGAAAAAGAACGTGGTCCAATCCCTCCAGGTCATAAACTGTTGTTCGCTGATCAAAACAAACAGAACATAACTTTGGACAACTTGATACTTGTCTCTAATAGACAAATGTCCACGTTGAACAAGAAGGGGTTGTTAACCAACAATCCCGATTATAACAGAACCAGTATCATTATGGCGGAATTGTACCAAAAGATAAGCGAGCGAAGCAGGAAATAAAGGAGAGCAAGCTCATGTCCTATTATGTTGAACCTCAACACTATGAAACTGCTAAATCAAACGGTATCTCCAAAAAGCATGTAGACAATCGCTTCTATGAAAAAGGTTGGCACATTCAACGAGCCATCTCTCAGCCTGTAATGAAAAGAAGCAGCCGTGACTGGGATAAATGGGAAAGCCGTGCAAAAGTAACAAGATCGACTTACATGCAAAGAGTAAGAGGAGGTTGGAGTCATGAAAATGCTGCGTTGACTCCACCTTTATCTCCTTACCAAGTCGCCGAAAGAAATAATCGCTCCAGAAAGATATTTTCGCCAGCTCAAGAGCTGCAGATGGAAGCTAACGGCATTCATAGAGCTACTGCTTACATGAGAGTAAAGAAGTTGGGCTGGACGAAAGAAGATGCTGTGAGCGTGCCTGTGATCGAGAATAATGAAAGTTTAAAGCGGGCGAGAAGTAAAAGCGGAATGCAAAAACTAGTCTTTGGTCAATCCATGCACAGTTAACGCTGTAGCCTGAGAAAGAGGGGAGTACTTTGGAAGAAGTGAGAAAGGTGATAAATGGTGAACCGATGACCGAAGAAGAATGTTTGCGAAAAAATATAGGTCTTGTCTGCAAAGTGGCCAAAAAATACGTTATAGCTACCAAGTATAACCTCATAACTATGGATGATTTGGTCCATCAAGGATACTTGGGGCTGATATATGCTTTCAGGAATTATGACCCTGCCTATGGGTCTGCATTTTCCAGCTTTGCAGTTCCGTGTATTGAGGGGGATATCCTTAAGTTTCTCCGAGATAAATCAACTGTGGTTAAAATTCCTAGGTCATTATTTGAGTTGGCGAATCAAATCAAGAAACAAGGGCTATCTGACAAGACTGGCAAAGAAATAGCGATAACTCTTAATGTTGATCTTAGAAAAGTGCAAGATGCTTTGAAAAGCATGGAATCCACTAAATCTATAGATAGCAAGGTTCGTCTCAATAACACTGATGTTGTTACTCTGGCTGATCAAATAGGTAAAGATAATGATTTTACGGAAGGTACGGTCCAGGATTTCCTGTCCAAATTACCGGAGGGGCTGCGGACCATCGTCGAGATGAAAATGGATGGTTACTCTCAAAAGGAGATAGGCTCCTTCTTATCCGTTAGTCAACCTACTATCTCTAAAAGTATTAAAGTGGCCAGGAAGCTTTATAAGGAATATTCAAGTTTAGAAAAAGTGGCTCAGTAGACACAAAATACGAACTAAAAAGGAGAATGAAAATGGATTTAAGAAAAGCAATGGAAACTGTTACTAGAGATGTATTACAGAATAATCAAGGTAATATTTATTTTGAAATTCCAGAAGAAAAGATTGAGGACATTGTAATTTCAGCAACAAATAACGATGATTTTTTAATTCGGTTTACAGAAATATTTGAGGAACTTGTAAACGAGTATCTTGAAGACCACGCCGATGAGTTTGATATTTACGAAGAAGATTAATTTATAGTCCGAGTAAAAGGCGACTTAAAGGAGGTTAATCAATGTCTAGTATATTCAGACACTATAAAGGTGGAATATACAAACCTGTTTGTACTGCAGTGAACTCAGAAACCGGTGAGAGATTAGTAATCTACGAAGGTCTGGACGGGAAGATTTGGGCTAGACCTGAAAAAATGTTTAAAGGAACCGTTTGGGTGGATGGCAAAGAAGTATATCGTTTTGAAAATATCGGGCAATTCAACATGTGCAGGTGATCCGGCTGATGCCCAGGACGATGAAACATGAATACGCCATTTACAAAGGCGAAGAGTTGCTTTGTATGGGAAATGCCAAAGAGTGTGCAGAGGCATTGGGAGTTCGCGTCAAGACCATTTACTACTATGCCACTCCGTCACAAGTTAATCGCATCAAAACCGAAGGTATAGTTGCCGTTAAATTAAATGATTCAGAAAGGGAGTGACCTAAATGAAAGATTCAACAGCTCAAGCTTTGATTTGGCTGGCTTGTTCAATAGTAATAACTACCGGAATTATCGTGACAGGTAAGTTATCACCTTTATGGGCTTTGTTAATTCCTACTTTAGTATCCTTTTCGTCTTCTGGAGAAAGAGAGAAAAAACAGTGAAACTGCAAAGGTGCCCTAGGTGTAATCTTCTCACCCCAATATCAAGGGCTTTACCTTACAGAAATGAACGGATTTGCCAGCTGTGTTACGTAAAAATACCGGAAGCGGAACGAACAAAAGCGATATTGGAGGAGGAATCAGATGATTAAATGGATAGCTTTAGCTGCCGCATTTTCCGGAATAGGCGCCGTTTTAGCAATTCAACTTGTCTGCAACATAGCAATAGTAACACAACGTAAGTCCCTTCTTACTTTTAAAGAGTATTTCGCATTAATGGCCATAGGTTTTTCACTTATTGGTATTGCTTATGTTCTTTGGCAACAAATATCATATTAAAAACTTTTAGGAGTGAATTCGATGACTGATCAAGAAAAACTGTCCCGTTTAAAAGGGTATTTCGAAACGGCTCATTTTGATACATCTTTAGGTCATTTCCGGAAAGAAGTCATTTGGCTGGCAGACCACGCCACGAGGCTTCAAAAACAGTTAATGGAGGCGAAGAAATGAAAGATAGATTCTTCATTCAAGTTAGAAAAGGACCAATAAATGCATTAGATTACATCATGAACAGTGCAGGAGATACAAAGGATTGGGAGTCTTTACCATGGTCCTTTGATGAATATGAAAAAGCTAAAAGAGAGTGCGAACTAAAAATTAAAGGCGGCCATAGAGCACACGATATAAGAGTTTGCGAGGTAGTGGGTACATTCGAAGCTGAAATAAACGTAAAATCATCAAGCGATAAGTACGTGTCAGCGGAGGCGAAGAAATGAACAGCAGTCCGTATGAACATGTCAGGAAAATTGTAGACAGTCAATGCACCGGTGAAGAAAGAATGGCTGTTCTTGCTTATTTAGATCTCCAACATGCTTGCAATACAAGACTGGAGAAAGCCGTGAAGAAAATTGCAAAATTTGATTCGCAAGAATCGTCAGCTAGATATTTGCAAGATATCGCTAAACGCTCATTGGAGGAGCCCACATGAGACGTAAATCCAGGCAAAAGGGAGAGGTTTATCGGCCGGTCGCAACCGTACGAAAAGAAAGAAAAGGCACTCCGACAAAACTGGAAATAGGCGGCAAAATATACGCTTTGGACGGCAATACCAAGCAGAACACCATCAAAAACTTGAATCTTAAAATAACCCATTTGAAGAATGAGCTGGAAAAGCAAAGGAGGAATTCCGGTGATTGAGATAGTGGAAGGTTCCTTAGTTGAATCGAAAGAGAAAATGAAAGAATTTCAAAAACCGATTCAATCTTATTTATCCTCTCTCAAGAAGTCTGCGAGACCAAAAGATAGACCGAAAAAGGTTGCCGATATGATCGAAGCCGAAGAAGACTTTCTATATTTTTTCCGAGTGAGTGAAATGGCTCCGGTCCAAATCGGAAGCATTGTCGTTAACTACAAGAAATATGAAAAGCTAATGAAAAAGCTGAAACGGTTCCAGGTCTTTGTAAAAGTGGAAGATGACAAATTGGTGATTGCTTACCACGATAAAAACACTAAAGGCCGGATGGAGTTGTATGATCTTTCTTCCAAAACCGAGGGGATGGATTTCCTTCCAAAAGCAGATATCCGGAATGAGTAATGTCAGGCGACAGAGAAAGTAGGTGAATCCATGGTATTGCAACATGACAGACAAATGGCCATATCGGCTGCAGGTAGTAGAAAAGCAACGCAATGGCCGGCACAAACACTGTACTGGTCCGATATGGTGGACAAGCTGCGGACGGCGGTGCGGGGCACGGAAACACTGGAAGAATACCTGAAACTGCCAAAGACCAAGCAAGATGAATTAAAGGATGTCGGGGGCTTTGTAGCCGGTACGCTTGCCAATAACCGCAGGAAAGCTTCCAATGTTACGGGACGGGAGATTGTCACCCTTGATTTGGACAACATCCCTGCAGGCGGTACACAGGACGTACTCAAACGACTCGAAGGACTTGGATGTGCTTATGCCACTTACAGCACCCGGAAACATGAAGAGGGGAAGCCCCGGTTACGGGTGCTTGCCCCCATTGATCGGACCGTCACGGCAGACGAATATGAACCATTGGCAAGGAAACTTGCTTCCATCATCGGGATGTCCTTGGCCGATCCGACTACCTTTGAAGCCTCCAGGCTCATGTATTGGCCGAGCTGCTGTGCGGATAGTCAGTACGTTTTCCAATGTGCCGATAAACCATTTCTCAATGCTGACGGGCTCCTTGCCACTTACAGCGACTGGCGGAACATACAAGAATGGCCGGAAGTACCCGGTGCCACTCAATCGCATACGAGACTTGCGGCAAAACAAGGCAACCCGATGGAAAAACGTGGTGTCGTCGGTGCTTTTTGCCGGCAGTATGATGTTCATTCTGCGATTGAAACGTTTCTCCCGGGAGTTTATACGCCTACTGATGATGGGCGGTACACATTCGTAGATGGTTCCACGGTAGGCGGGGCAGTCGTGTACGATGACGGTTTGTTCTTGTATTCCCATCACGCAACGGATCCGTGCAGCGGGCGCCTGGTCAATGCATTCGATTTGGTAAGGTTGCATAAATACGGAGACGAAGACGACGAGGCGAAACCGGAAACGCCGGTGAACAAGCTTCCGTCTTTCGTACAGATGAGCGCTTTCGCCCTTAATGATGCAGGGGTTGCGACCATTATCAATCAAGAACGATATGAACAAGCGATGGAGGATTTCGGAAGTCCGGAGACAGCACCATCACCCACTTCCACGGATACCCCGTCAACAAAAGAGGACATCAATTGGATAAGAGAGCTGAAGATAAATGCTACGACTGGGCAACCTCAAAAAACGATTGAGAATATCCTGGTTGCTCTGGAAGGTGAAAATAACTTAAAAGGCCGCATCAAGCTAGATGAGTTTGCAGATTCTGTCGTAGGGGTTGCGCCTCTTCCATGGGCACCGAGGAACAAGGAAAACGGGGAGTTTAAGTGGAGCGAAAAGGATGATTCCGGACTGATCATTTATTTGGAACGGATATTGGGGTTTCAATCCAAAGAAAAGCTGATGCATGCCCTTAATCAGTGTGCGGCGAATCATTCCTTCAACCCTGTCACGTCTTATCTGGACGGTTTGAAATGGGATGGGGTAAAGCGTTTGGACACTCTGTTCATCGATTATCTGGGTGCTGCAGATACTCCCTATACAAGAGCTGTCACACGGAAGTCTTTTACTGCTGCCGTGGCCAGAGCCATGAATCCGGGGCTTAAATACGATACGATGCCCGTGCTTACCGGGGAGCAAGGTCTCGGTAAGTCCACCTTGATTCATAAAATGGGCAAATCCTGGTTCACGGATGCCGTGGAATCCTTCGAGGGAAAAGAAGCCGCAGAGTTACTTCAAGGTGTATGGATAGTCGAAATCGGCGAAATGAGTGCCTATAATAAATCGGACTTAAACACAATCAAAGGTTTCTTGACCCGGACAGAGGACCAGTATCGAGCTGCATATGCACGTAAAACGGAAAAGCACCCAAGACGTTGCGTGTTCTTCGGTACCAGTAACCGTAACGATTATCTAAAGGATCCAACCGGGGGTAGACGTTTTTTGCCTATTGACGTAGGGATTCAGCAGCCGGTTAAAAGTGTATTCGATGCTTTAGACGGTGTAGTGGATCAGTTGTGGGCGGAAGCCGTGTGGAATTGGAGGCTGGGCGAGTCGCTGATTTTAACAGGTGAATTGCTGCAGGAGGCAAAGCGTCAGCAGGAAGGCCACGCAGAACAGGATCCTTGGGAGAGTATCATTCGCGAATTTGTAGAACGGAAAGTGCCTTTAGAATGGAATAAAAAAGATGTCGGCACCAGGAAATTATATTGGTCCGGAGAGTTTAAAGACGGGCAAGCAGAAACCGTCGATCGGGACCGGATATGTGCAGCAGAAATATGGGTCGAGTGTTTCAATGAAAAAATGAACCGAATGAGACGGGTTGAAACCATGCGCATTAATGACATCCTGAGCAACATAGAAGGGTGGAAAAAGAAAACTTCTTCTTTGCGTTTCGGACCTTATGGGAAGGTGAAAGGCGGATATTTCCGAGAGTGAAAAAATGTCAACCTTGTACTGAAAAAATGTCAACTTTGTACCAAAATGTCAACCTTCCAAAAATTGGGAAAGTCAACCTTGTCAACTTTAAAATTTTAGAAAGTTGACGGGTAAGGTTGACGGCAAAACCCTTGATATATCTATATTCTTTACTATTTGTCAACTTTGTCAACTTTAAATATATAAAAATATAAAAATAGGTAATATAGGGGTACTAGCTATTATTAGCATATGCCTAACACGCCTGTTTTAGAACTATACACGTGCATGGGGGTTTAAAGTAGTCACGCAGGAAAGCGAGGTATGAAAAATGAGAGAGCGAGACATAGAAGAGTATCTCCGAAAAGAAGTAAAAAAAGCAGGTGGTAAGGCTTATAAATTTGAGTCGCCAGGTAACGACGGGGTGCCAGACAGGATGGTTATTTTTCCAAATAACACAATTTACTTTGTTGAGCTAAAAGCACCGGGTAAAAAGCCAAGACCATTGCAAATTAAACAAATGCGAGATTTAAAGAATTTCGGCTGCGTTGTAACAGTGATTGACAGTAAAGAAAAAGTAGACCGGCTTATTGACACGGTGAAAAGAGTTGTATTCGGAGAAGAAAGCGAGGAAGAGGAATGAAGTTCATTCCGCACAGTTATCAAAAATACAATATCAATCGAATCATCCAGAACCCTGCAATTGCCCTATGGCTTGATATGGGTCTCGGGAAGACAGCGATCACCCTGACGGCTGTAAATGATTTGAAGTACAACCGGTTTGAAGTCAACAAGATACTGGTGGTAGCTCCGAAAAAAGTGGCCCAGGGTACTTGGACAAATGAAGCAAGGAAGTGGGATCATCTACAGCTGCTGCGATTCTCCATCGTCCTTGGATCTCAACAGAAACGGATTCGGGCACTAAATAAGCCGGCAGACATCTACATCATCAACCGGGACAACGTTGTGTGGCTAGTGGATTACTACCGGAATCAATGGCCCTTTGACATGGTGATTTTGGACGAGTCTTCCAGCTTTAAAAATCATCAGTCTAAACGGTTCAAAGCATTGAAGCAAGTAAGACCGCACATCAAACGAATCGTCGAATTGACAGGTACTCCGGCACCTAATGGCCTGATAGATACCTGGGCGCAGATTTATTTATTGGACCAAGGGGAAAGACTTGGCAAGCGGATCACCGGATTCCGGGAACGATACTTCGAGCCTGATCAGCGAAACAGGGACCGAGTGTTTTCTTACGCACCCAAAGACGGGGCGGAAAACAAAATACACAGCTTGTTAAACGACATCGTTGTCAGTATGAAGGCGGAAGATTATATCGAGTTGCCGCCGGTAACCTACAATTCAATACCTGTCATCTTGGATGAAAAGGCGAAAAAGTCCTATGAAAAATTAGAGAAGGAAATGCTTTTGGAAGTGGATGAAGCCGAAATAACAGCCACCTCTGCAGCAGTTCTCGGAGGGAAATTGTTACAGCTTTGCAACGGTGCGGTTTATGACGAAAATCGAAGTATCATCGATATCCACAAAAATAAACTGGAAGCCTTCCTGGAATTAATTGAAGCACTGAACGGATCTCCTGTTTTGGTCTTCTACAGTTTTCAACACGACAAGGATCGGATTAAGAAAGCTTTGGAGAAAACAAATCTAAAAGTACGAGAGTTGAAAACGGCCCAGGATGAAGATGATTGGAACAATAAAGAAATCGACGTACTACTAGCCCATCCAGCATCGGCTGGATACGGGCTGAATCTTCAAAAAGGCGGCAACCATGTTGTCTGGTACGGGCTTAACTGGTCCTTGGAGCTGTACGAACAAGCCAATGCAAGGTTGGTTAGGCAGGGGCAGAAAGAAAAAGTCTTCATCCATCGTTTAATCGTCCAGGGAGGAATGGATGAAAATGTGGAGGACGCATTAAAGGGCAAGGCCGTTACCCAGAATAACCTTCTTGCAGCACTGAAAGCCAGAATTGAAAAAGTCAAAGAGGAGGCCTGATGATGCAATTGTCAGAAAAGCAACTAAAAGTGATCACCGAAACAGTGTCCAAAGAAGTGATAAGGGCCTACAAAGAGGATGAAAACAAACGACAGCAAGAAAAGCATGACAGACGGCTCCACAATATAAAATTGCTGTTGAAGCATTATCGGGCACTTGTGCTGCATTGCCAAAAGCGAGAAGATGACCTGGAAAAATTCGAGGGGACGTCGATTCAGGATTTGGACATCGACGAAATCAATCTCGAAACGATTGAATCCATCAAGCAGAGCAAGAAAAAATCCATCGCAATGGTTTATTTTATTAAAGGCAAGATGGAGGCCTACCGCCGTAATTGCAGTGAAGATGAGATGAAATACTTCCGTGTGCTGGAGATGAAATACATCACGCCAAGGAAATATACCAACAGAGAGATTGCAGAAGTCGAACACATCGAGGAAAGAACGGTTAGAAGATATCTGGAAAGGGCCATTGCGGATTTGCCGGTCATATTCTTTGGAATTGATGCCATTAAGTTCAAAAAGTGATTCTGTCCGAAATCTGTCCACAAAGTGTCCGTATAAACGTGTTAATATGATAGTGTGAGAAAAATGTGAAATCGTAAAAGGGCGCCTGGATAACTAGGTGCCCTTTTTAATATAAGCTAGGAGGTGGATACCATGGCAAAGGGAGACGTAAGACGTGGACCAGTGTCCAAGGAGAACACATCCAACAGTAGCAAGAAGGATTCACGGTTAAAAGGCCGTAGTGGTCCGGAGAAAAATAAAAAGAATAACAAGTAAGCAAGGCGCCTGACAACGGGCGTTTTTTTTTCTGTTTGCATACAACGGTATAGGGAGGTAGGTGCTGATGTAAATGAAAAACAAACCCCATGCAAACTACTGCGGAGCGAAAACGAGATCTGGACAACCTTGTAAGAACAGAGCAATGCCAAATGGACGTTGTCGCATGCACGGCGGCAAATCAACAGGAGCCCCTCCGGCAAAGATGAAAAAGAATACAAATGCAAACAAGCATAATCTTTTCACGAAATATTTGCCGCAGGAAACCATAGACATCATGGGCGGTATTGACTCGATGCAACCAATTGATATTTTGTGGATGAACATACAAATGCAGTTTGCGTCAATCATAAGGGCCCAACAGATTATGTATGTCAAAGATCAAGATGACAGAACGGAAACCCTAAAAAAGCTAAAAGTAGAAAATGTTCGAACGAGGGAAGGTCCAGCACAGATACCGATTGAAAGAGAATATGAAATACAGCAAGCCTGGGATAAACAAGCTACTTTCATGAATTCTCTCAGCAGGTCCATGGCCGAATTACGAAACATGTTGAAGCAGTTCGATGAAATGGCAAGCCTGGATGACGAGAGACGATTGAAGCTGCAGCAGATGAATCTGAATCTCGAAAAGACAAAAGCAGAAATCGAAAAGTTGACTGACAAAGACAGTAACCAACCTATCGAAATCACGATAAAAAGAAAAGAAAAAAGGTAAAATTTTATGCATTATTTTCGGGAAATAATTTATTTTCATATCCGGAAAACGTTGATAAATCAACGATGTATAAAATCATGCATAATTGATAATTTTGAGGATTTTTCAACCCCTTGAATAACAAGGGTTTTAAGTTTTTCCAACTTCCTAAAATAGGCATTATGTAAACTAAAAATGAATAGCTTATACATCGATATACACTTTGAGGTGTCAAGTATGATAGAGAAAGATGTCAATCCTCACTTTGAAGATTTTCTTTTCGACTGGCGACAAAAATTCCAGTTGTTGGTCGGAGGTTACGGATCCAGTAAAAGTTATCATGTAGCCTTGAAGTTAATTCTTAAGTTGCTTGAGGAGAAAAGAACTGCCCTGGTCGTCCGGGAAGTATATGATACTCACCGGGAATCCACGTATTCTCTTCTTGAAGAAATCGTTGAAGATTTGGGCCTGGATAATAAAATCAAGTGCATCACGTCTCCGATGCAAATTCGATTCCCTAACGGTTCAAAGATAATTTTCAAAGGGATGGATAAACCGGCAAAACTAAAATCGATTAACAATATTTCGATTATTTGGCTGGAAGAGTGTTCTGAAATAAAGTATGACGGTTTCAAGGAATTGATTGGTCGTCTCAGACATCCTCATTTGTCGTTGCACATGATTCTGTCCACCAATCCAGTGGATGAGGGAAATTGGACTTATTCGCACTTCTTCATCAAAAATAAAGGCCAAGAGGATGAGGTTATCTTTTTGGATGATGAGGAGTTATACAAGCAAAGAACAGTAGTCAAAGACGATACGTATTACCACCATTCCGTAGCAGACGACAACTTGTTTCTTCCGGAAAGCTACATCCAAGAGCTCGAGAAAACGAAAGTGTATGATCTGGATCTTTACCGAGTTGCCCGTAAAGGTCGATTTGGTGTGTCTGGCAGAAAGGTATTGCCTCAATTCGAAAGCAAGCCACATAAAGAGGTTATGGCTGCCATCAATTCCCTTCACAGGCCTTTGTACCGAAACGGCATGGACTTCGGATTTGAAGAATCTTACAACGCACTTCTTCGGATGGCCATCGATGACAAAAACAAGATTCTTTATATTTACTGGGAATATTACACCAGGCACAAGGACGATCCGGAAATTGCCGACGATTTACAAGAGTTTAAGAGAAGCAAGGAAAGGATCAAAGGAGATTCGGCAGAACCTAAGACCATTTACTATTTGCAAAAAAGAGGCCTGAAGATAGACCCGGCGAGGAAGTTCCAAGGCTCCAGGTTGCAATACACCAAAAAAGTAAAAAGGTTTCAAAAGATTGTTTGCTCCGATCAGTGCCCTAACACCATCAGAGAGTTGAAAAACTTAACCTACAAAAAAGACCGTCACGGCAATACGATTTACGATGAATTCAACATCGACCCTCATACATTCTCAGCCATTTGGTATGGGATAGACGATTATGAGGTAGTCGATCTGAAGGATAAGAAAAAAACTTACAAAGCCTTACAATCACTCGGGTTGTAGAAAGGAGGACATATGGCCGATACGAAGCAGCGATTCGACAGTGAAGCGAATAAAGTCTATACCTATTCTGACGTGGAGACTCTTATAAACGAGTTAAAAGATTTAGCTGATATGGTGGACCATCATCAAACCAAACAAGTTCCAAGGCTCAGTGAACTGGACGATTACTACCTGGGCAATAACAAAACCATATTAGAAGGTCAGCGCCGGAAAGAAGAGCATATGGCAGACCACAGGGCCACGCATAACTATGCCAGATATATCAGCCAATTCGTCGTCGGGTATTTGACAGGGAAGCCGATTGCCGTAGCACATACAGATGAAAAGGCTCAGGAAACAATCGACGCCATAAAGAAGACCAACGATATCGATGCGATAAACAGTGAAATCGAACTGGATTGCAGTGTTTACGGACGGGCTTATGAAATGGTATTGCGCAGCCAGGATGATGAAGACAGGGTGTTTTTATTATCCCCTTTGCAGACATTTGTTATTTACGACAATACGGTGGAACAGAAACCAATCGCCGGGGTCAGATACTGGAATGAGAAAATCAAGGATGAAGATACAAGGGTGGTAAATCTATACACTCATCAAAATATTTACACTTACCATGCTGTTGAAGGCGATTTGTCTATACAAGAAGGACCGAAACCTCACGGATTCGGCGGTGTTCCGATTAATGAGTATCAGAACAATCGGTTCCGACAAGGCGACTTCGAGAATGTGTTGAGTTTAATCGATCTCTACGATGCAGCACAATCCGATTTAGCAAACTATTCCCAGGACCTGCAGGATGCCATGTTGGTAATCAAAGGAAGATTGGAATTGGAGAATAGTTCCGATGATCCAATTGAACAGGCAAAGAAAATGAAACAGGCCAATATCCTCTATATGGAACCTGAGATGAGCTCTGATGGCAAAGAAGGTAAAATCGATGCCGGATACATTTACAAGGAGTATGACGTAGAAGGTAGCGAAGCCTATAAGAACCGGCTCGATAATGACATACACAAATATACGGCGATTCCCAATATGTCCGATGAAAAATTCGGTGGCCAACAAACGGGAGAAGCGATGAAATACAAGCTGTTTGCTCTGGAGCAGGTAAGGGCAACCAAGGAACGTTATTTCAAGCGTTCGTTAAGAAACAGATACCGACTGATCAATAACATGAAAACAAAAGCTTCTGAACTTGCAGAGGATTTGTTGAAAGATATCACCATTGAATTTACACCTAACTTCCCTAAGAACACCAAAGAGGAAATCGACATCTTCAACAGCCTTGGCGGAGAAGTTTCCAACGAGACAAAGTTGAAGGTTTTTCCTTATGAGGTTGATATTGAAGAAGAGCAAGAGCGCATCGAAGAAGAAAGAAAAAGGCGTCGCCAGGCTTCTACTTCTGCCTATATGAATGCGGAGAATTGAGGTGCCTAGATGTCGGAAGAAGAGAGTTATTGGGTCAAACGGGAAAAGGACAATATCAAGCGGGAGCAAATGAAGGATGAAGAAGTCAACCAGAAGCTTGAAACAATCATCAATCGAGCTCTAAAAGACGCGGAGAAGGATATCCGAGACTTTTATTCGCGTTATGCCGCTAAAAACAAAATGACTCCTGAAGAAGCAAAGAAAGAAATAAGTAACTTCGATGTAAAAGCATTCGAAAAAACAGCAGCAAAATATGTGAAGGACAAGAACTTCTCCGACCGGGCAAATCAGGAGCTTTACACATACAACACGAAAATGCGGATAAACCGGCAGGAACTTCTCATGATGTATCTCAATGCCCATTTAGTGGTCATGGCAAATGATCAAATAAAAACCTTTCAAGAATACCTGGAACAAGCAGGAATAGCGGAAGTCGCACGCCAGGCAGGCATACTGGGAGCAGATATCATCATTTCATCGGAAACGCTGCTTTCTCTTGTTGGCGCTTCTTTCTATGATGCAACCTGGTCCAGTAGGATTTGGGACGATATGCATGCTCTGAGAGAAGAGCTGGAAATCGTTGTGAACAGTTCCATTGTCCGTGGAAGGCACCCTGACCGTTTCATTCCTGAAATCAGAGAGAGATTCGACGTAACGAAGTTTGAAGCTAGAAGACTCTTAATCACGGAAACTGCCAGGGTACAATCGGAGTCACAAAAACTTTCTTTTGAAGCGGTAAGTGAAGACGAGCCAGATGCTGAATACGAATTTGTGGCCATGATGGACAATAAAACAAGTAAACGATGCAGAGATTTGAACGGCAAACGTTTCAAAGTCAGAAACATGAAGCCAGGCGTCAACGCAGCTCCGATGCATCCGTTTTGCCGTAGTTCTGCAGCGTTGCTTCCTCCCGATAATTGGCGCGAAGATTTCTTTGCTAAAAGAGAAGGTAAATATACTTTGTAGAGGTGTGATCCGGTTGAATCTATCCATAAAGATAAAAATTGCTGGTGACAGATTTGCTATCCACGATCCGGTAAGCGGCTGTTGGATAATTTCCAGAATAAAAAGGAGCGATTGAATGGATAACACGGAAAAGTATTTAAAGTCCATCGACAGAAGCCTGAAGGTGATTGCTGCCGAGTTGCAAAAGCAGAATGGCCATAAAACAGTTACAAAGGATGCTCCTATTATAAAAGGCAAACCACCGGACGAAAGGATGTGAGGAAATGACCCCCAAAGCAGTACAGATTGCAGGCGTCAAATATCAAATAGTTGAATCAAAAGACCTTATGATTGATAGCGAAGTTTATGGACAAGTTACCTATCACAATAACAGAATTTTGATTGATGGAAGCTTAGAAGTACAACGCAAAGAAAGTGTTTTTGTTCATGAAATGTTCCATGCAATAATGTTTGAGGCTGGTTACGATGAACAGGACGAGGACATGGTGAGAAGAGTTTCCAATGTACTTTATCAAGTTCTAAAGGATAACAATTTTGAATTTGAAGCTGATACAGCGGAAGGGTAAGGTGATCCTATATCTCCCGCCCTGGGTCACGGGTGTTTGCTTTGAGGAGGGCATAAGTTGGTAACATCTATTCTAGTGTTGTTAATATGTTCTATTTCCATTCAAATCGTTTACAGCGCGTATTCTATCTATAATGAGTACTTGCGCTCCAAGGTACTAAAATCAAGAGCAAGAAAACTTGCGGAGCTGGATGAGATATTAGATGTGCAAAAATTTGCTGAGAAATTGGAAGAAAGAATGGATAAACGTGAAATGATGAAAAAACGATTTAAAGCATGACCTCAGCAAGTCACTAAAAGGCTAACGAAAAAATACTGAACGGGCTTTATCACTAGCTGAATAATTTCATAGATGTAAGCACTGGACGGGCTTCCGAGACTGAACGGGGCTTATTTTTTATGCAATGAAAAGCTAATTGTTAAAGACTGGACGGGATAGGAGAATGAAAATGGACTTAGAAAAAATTAAAAATGTAATTGATAATAAAAAACTTAGTTTCCCGGAACCATTGAAACTCAACCTACAGTTTTTCGCTGATGGAGGGGCGCCTGAGGATCCACCTGCAGACCCGCCGACTGACCCTCCTGCTGATCCACCGGAGGATAAATCTTTCAGCCAGTCTGAAGTGGATTCTGCTATCAGCAAGGCAGTAGACAAGGCACTTAAGAACAAAGAAAAAGAGTTCGAAAAGGAAAAACAGAGAGCCATCGACGAGGCCAAGAAAGATGCTGCTGATTATGCCAAATTAACGAAACAGCAACAGCAGGAAAAAGATTATGAAAAAAGGCAAGAAAAACTGGACGCAAAAGAACGTGAGCTTAATTTAAGGGAGCTTCGTTCGGAAGTGGAGTCCGATTTGAAAGAAAAAGGATTGCCTGCTGAATTCGCTGGATCACTCGTTCAACTGGATGACAACGAAAAGATAAAAGAGTCTATCACAAACATCAAGAAAACTTTTGACGAGGCTGTAAATGCAGCAGTGAAGGAAAAATTACGCCAGGACACGCCGCCAGCCGGTAACGGTGGATCGGATAAAGGCGCCAATTCCATTGCTGCACTGCGAAACAAGAAAGATCAAAAACAAAACAAAGCCCCGGACTTATGGGCGTAAAGGAGCGATAAGGAATGTTTGTATCAAACAAAAAGAATTATGAGAACACGCCTGCCTTTGTATCGAGTGCACATATTGTCAGCCGTACTCGTACAGCGACACAGGCAATGGGGACAGCGGAAAACGGTCGTACTATTTTGAGGGCCGGCTCTGTTTTTCCTGCAAATGATGCAACAGCTGAAGGAATCACTCTACACGATGTGGATTTAACCCACGGCGATCAGCCGGTAGCCGTTATGGTGGAAGGTTATGTCTATGAATCTCGTTTACCGCAAGCGGTTGATGCGCTAGCGAAACCAGAAATACCAGAAATCAAATTCGAAGAATACAACGCAACGGAGGGTGAATAATAATGCCAAACATTGAAGAGTTTCTAACAGACCAAGCATTGCAAGATTACGTACAAAGTCGTGAATTTCCGCTTGATGTAGGAGACGGACTATTCCCTGCTGATAGAACGGAAGAATTCGAGATTAAATATATTCTAGGAAGTAATGCAGCTCCTGTGTCTGCATCTGTCCATGCCTACGATACGGAAGCGCAAATCGGTTCCCGTGATGGGTTTTCCGAAATGACCATGGAACCTGCACTTATCAAACGGAAAATAAAGATGGGTGAACGTTTGATTAAAGCAATGACCCAGGCTCGTACCGATGCAGAAGTACAGCGGGTAGTCGATCGCATCTATAACGATGTCGACAACATGGTTAACTCTGTCCGTACCCGTATAGAACGTTTCCGTTTTGAAGCTGTTTCTACTGGCAAGTTAGTGCTTAATGAAAATGGCTTTAAAGGAGAAATCGACTACGGGGTTACAGACGATCAAAAAGAAGCGTTGTCTGGTACCGATTTGTGGAGTGATCCAGCAGCAAATCCATTGGAGGATATCGACCGGTATGTTAACCAGGTAGTTGCCTACTCAGGTGTTACGCCTACACGTGCCCTGACATCCCGTAAGGTATTCAACGCATTGAAGAGGCATGATTCCGTGCGTAAAGGTATCTTCGGCGTTAACAGCGCCCGTCTGGTAACGAATGCAGAATTGAATGCCTTCTTGCAAGAACAGGGTCTTCCTGCGATTGCTACCGATGACCGGGTTTACCGAGTTCAAAAGAATGATGGAACCTATGCTACAGAACGATTCTTCACTGAGAACAATTTTGTACTGCTGCCCGATGGAGAACTGGGAAAGACTGTCTTCAGCTCTACGCCTGAAGAAGCAAATATGCAATACAACAAAACAGCTACATTCGAGAACTTCGGAAATATCGTAGCGCAAATTTACGACACTCAGGATCCAGTTGCCCGTTGGACGAAGGCCGTAGCATTGGCATTGCCTTCATTCCCGACAGCCAACCAAGTCTTTATCGCAAGTGTACTTGCTCCTACAGCTTAATAAAACAATTATTGAAAGGATGATATAACATGGCATATCAAGTAATCCGGGATTTTCATGATAAGGAAAATGAACGGCACCTATACGAAAAAGGGGATCCCTTTCCTAAAGAAGGTAAGGTGTCTGAGCGACGAATCAAAGAATTATCCACGGCTAACAATGATGCAAAAGAGCCTCTCATCAAAGAGGTGGAAGCTTCCCAGGTAGAAGGCACTGATGAAGAACCGAATGGAGAAAATAACGACTCTACCGGTGGCGCAGGGGAAGAAACTGAATTCCCCAAGCATACCGGGGGAGGGTGGTTCGAGCTTTCTAACGGTGAGAAGATTCAAGGGAAAGAAGAAGCATTAGCAGCCGAAGAAGAATTGAAGTGATCGCATGGCGGTATTCGATGATGTGAAAGTTCTCTTAGGAATCGATGACACCCTTCAGGATAAAGCGATTAATATTATCATCCGAAATACAGAGGCCCATCTTAAGATATGGCTGAAAAAATATGCTGGACTGGATGAAATACCTGCAGAATTAGAATTTATCATCACTGAGCTATCTATCATCCGTTTTCAAAAACGAGGCAGCGAGGGCATGAGCTCAGAGTCTGTGGAGGGGCATTCTGTCAGTTATAACGAGGACGATTTCAAACCTTACTCTTCTATCCTAAACACTTATATCCCAGTCGAACCGGACAGGGCAAAAAAAGGAAAGGCGATGTTTTTCTGATGAGATATACAGACAGGATAACCTTGCATAAGAGTACTGGAAGGCAATATAACCCCGGGACGGGAAAAACAGAAGTGAGCGTCGATGAAGGGGTTATATTGCCTTGTAACTTTTCCACTGCCGGTCCTGAAAAAACAGCGACAACATTCGGGTCTATTACCCAAGAAATCGGGATAGCCAGGCTACAGCGCCCTTTTAAAGGCGAGGCTGACAGAGCCGTAGTAAACGGTAAAAAATACAACGTTCTCAGACACGTCCCCTATCGTTCTGAGAGCGTTTTTTATCTGGAGAGTGTTACGGCATGGAACTAGATGGATTGGACAAGCTGTTAGCCGATTTGGAGCGTATGGATGAAGAAATCGAGAAAGATGTCGATACAGTCGTTAAAAATAACACGAAGGAAATGACACATCTCACTCTCATGAATGAGCGGTCCCGATTTACAAAAGGTTATTGGACCGGCCACACAGCCAGGAATACGAAAACCGAAAGAGTAGGCAGCATGCATTATAAAACAGTTGTGGGTTCTGAATATGCAGGCTATTTGAATTACGGCACCCGTTTCATGGATGCTACCTGGTTTATGCGCGATTCATTCAATGAGCAAAAGAAGAAATTCCTAGCCGATTTGGATCGGTTGGTTGAGTAGGTGAAATGATGGAAGCACCTGAAATTCAGTTGTTTAATGCCGTATTCAAACTATCCCTTAACCGTGGATACGAGACGGTTGATTATTCTCCGGTAAAAGACGAAATACCTTATCCATTTGTCCATGTAGGAGAAACAACTGACGAAGACATAATCAACAACAAGCAAGTGATTACCGGATTTGTATCTCAGACTATCCATGTATGGGGATATGCAAACAATCGGGCTTTACACACGGCTATGATGCATAGCTTGAAACAAGATTTGAGAGCGATGAAGAGACTGATTAATTACCGTGTGGAATTGCAGTCTCTGAATTCAAATACCATTTACGACAATACAACAAATGATAATCTTCTCCACGGCATTATAGAAGTAGAGTACAAATTATCTTAGGAGGTTAGAAGATGGCTGAAATTGCAAAAGGCGTACACAAAGTTTTGTATTTTCGAAAATTAGGCGAAGCGGCAGAAGCTGCAAGACTGGTTTTCCAGACAGAGCATTCCAAATCGGCAAGTAGAGAACGAGAAACAACCCAAACAAAAGACGGGGGCGTGTCTGGGGGCGCTCCTTTAGAAGAAGAAGTGAGTATTTCGGCATTGCAGTCCACAGATGATCCCACTTTCACTATGCTGGAAGACTCTATTTACGGCGATGAAACAGACGACCAGGGGTATGCGGTAGAAATGTGGGAAGTAAATTTAGCAAAGAAAACCGTTGAAACTGATACTGACGGCACGACAGAAATAACTAAATTTGCTGCGGAATATCGTCAAGGCTATATCACTTCATGGGAAACGACCTCTGGGTCTGAAGATGACCCAACCGTAGAAGGTACCTTTATAACAGAAGGTAAGCGAAAGAAAGGTAAAGTGACTCTCCCAGACGGAGACATTGAAACATTGTCATACGTATTCCACGATATATTGGCTGAAGATCCTGCAGATGACGGCTTGGCTTCAGGAGCACCTACAGCATAATCGGAGAGGAAGCAAACCTCTCCTTTTTAATTTATTGATTAACTAAGGAGGAATTATTATGCATATTAACTTTAATGGTCGCGAAATTGAATTAAAATTTGGTCTTCGTACTTTGACTGAGGTTGACCGGGAATTAGGGTTTGAAATGGATGGTGCAAGTTTGGGGGAAGGTGTGGAAATGCTCATTCCGAAACTGCAATCAGGAAATCCTGTAGGCCTTTCAAAAATTATCAAGTGCGCCACATCCCATGATAAGAAATCACCGAAAACTTACGAAGATTTAGAAGAAGTTCTGGATGACATAGCTGAAAATGAGGGATTTAAGGCTTTTGGAGAAAGGGTTATTGAGGAGTTGGGAAAGCGACCTATGACTGCAAGTCTAGTTCCAGAAGATCTCAAGGAGAAACAGGAGAAACAGGAGACACCGGAAGAGAGCGCGGTCTAAGTTACAACGAAATAGTTATCTATTGCATGCGGAAATTAGATATGAAAAGGCTTCACGATATCGAACAAATGACTCTCACAGAGTTCCACTACAAACGATATGCCCAAGAGTACAAAGAGGTGGACAAGTCGTATGACCTACACCATTTGGCATTCTTGATCAGGAATGCTGCAGCTACTAAAACAGTGGGATCTGGTAAGAATCAAAGAGAAGAATACATTTATAAAGCATTTGAAGAATTTTTTGACTACGAGAAAATACTGAAAGCAGTGGATGAAGAAATTACAGAGCCAAAGAAAGAAGACAATCCGAATAAGAAGTTGTCTCCGGCTCAACTTGCATTACAACGTAACAGCAGAAAGGGGTGAGTGAATGGCTAATTATTCAGTGGATGCGGAACTAAAGGCTCATGTCGGGAAGTTTAAAAAAGCTATCCAATCAGCAAGACGTGTAACAGAGAAATTCAAGCGTGAGTCTGAAAGCGTCAAAGACACAACGCTGAATGCTGATACTCAACCTCTAAGACGAAATATTAAAAAAGCCCGGCAGCAAATGCAACAATTCAGGAGAGAGCACGGCAAGACGAAAGTCGATATCGGTGCTACCGTGGCTGAATTCTTTCGTAAAGCTTCCCTAGTTTCGCAAAAAGCCCGAGATCTAACACGGGATAAGGTAATTGTAGAAATCGATGCAAGAGTCGATAAGTTCCAAAGTAAGATGGACCGTATCGCTAAAACCATTCAAACCTTCGGCACCATTGGGCAGAATATGCTTGGAGGCGGATTATTAGCAGTAAGTCCTGCATTGGCTCCTATTCTTGCGTCCGGCGCAGGGGCTTTGGGCGGTCTAGGCCCTATGATAGGGACCCTGGCTGGAGGGATTGCTGGCTTAGGAACCGCGTTTGGATTAGCAGGTGCGGGGGCTGCGGCCTTTGGAGCGGTTGCTGTTTCCAACCTGGGAGACGTATTCGGAGTATCTAGCGATTTAAAAAAGCTCCAGGACAAGCTGGCCGTCACTACAGACGAAGAGAAGCGTAATGAAATACTAGAAGAGATGGCAGTTATACAGGGCACCCTTAACAAAGAACAGACCAAAGCGCTTGAGTCTCTACGCGGCATGCAAAAAGTTTGGGGCGGCATTATGGGCAAGCTTGAAAAGCCCACCATACAAATTTTCACAAAGGCCATGGAAGCATTAAGCACCATTTTAAAAATGGCAGAGCCCACATTCCAGGGAGCGACAGATGCGGTTAATAACTTGATGGATTCCTTTAATCAAACGCTTCAGACAGAAGATGTCAAAGCGTTTTTTAAATGGATGGGGGATTATGCAGGTCCTGCACTGGAAACGCTCAGTCAAGCTGGCATGAATTTCATGATCGGTTTCATGAATATGGCCAGGGCTTTCGGCCCACTCAGCGTGGATATGCAAAATGGGTTCCTTGGCATGTCGGAAAGTTTTCGGGAATGGACTTCGGGGCTAGGTGAATCAAAGAAGTTTCAGGCATTTATCGATTATGTTAGAGAAAACGGGCCGAAGCTGATAAATATTTTCAGTAATATTGTCTCTGGACTAGTAGGCATGTTTTCGGCGTTCGCTCCTCTTTCTGCTGATATGATGACAGGTCTGGAAAACTTGACTTCGAAGTTTAAAACTTGGGGTCAAACTTTATCTGAAAATCAACAGTTCCAGGCATTCGTTGATTACGTAAGAGAAAACGGCCCAAAAGTGATCGAGTTAATTGGAAACCTTACAGGGTTTTTGGTCAATCTCGGACAAGGCATGGCTCCGTTAGGGTCTAAGATACTGGATATTGTAAATGGCTTTCTAAGTTGGAGTAATAGCATGATGGATGCACATCCCTGGATCGGAAAGGTAGTAGCGGTGGTCCTTTCCTTGGCCGGTGTACTAACGGCCATGATTCCTTTAATCATAGGATGGAAAGTTGCCTTCGGAGGAGCTTTTACGCTAATTGGAAAAGGGATTTCCGGTGTATGGAAAATATTTGCTCCATTTAGAATGAATATGATCGCCGGATTTAAGATGCTTGGTTCATCTGTTTTAACTTTCGTTTCAAACTTTCGGTTATGGTCAACTATGTTAATCGCACAAATACGAACCACCTTAACCAGGTGGATTACCAGCTTCGCGTCCATGATCGCTAGCGCGGCAAGATGGGCTGCAGGGGTTGTCATCTCTTTTGTGAAAGTCGCTGGACGATTCGCTTGGATGGCTATACAAGCCACGGTGAATGCTTTGAAGATAGCAGCAACTTTTACTGGCCAAATGTTGGTAGCTGCGTTGAAATGGTCGGCAAGAATGATAACGATGTTTGCGCAGGTAGCAGCAAGATACGCCTGGATGGCTGCAAGAGCATTAGTAAGCGCTGCAAGAGTAGCGGCATCTTTTGTTATTGCAATGGGCCCGGTTGGCTGGGTCATAGCAACGGTGGTTGCTTTAGTCGCTTTAATTATCGCAAACTGGGATAAAGTTTCTGCCTGGACGAAAAAAGCTTGGTCTGTAACGTGGAATTTTATCAAGGATATTTGGTCAAAAATTTCTGCTTGGACGCTTGAGTCAGCAATCAAAGTCTATACCTGGGTAAAGCAAAAATTTGATCAAGCGAAGACAGCGATACAAACGGCGATGAAATTAGCCTGGTCGATTTTGAAGTCAATTTGGTCAAATATCAAATCGTTCTTTACTTCGACTCTAAGCAATATTTATAACAATTTACGTCAAAAGTTTTCCGATATGGTTTCTGCTGTGCGAGAAAAAATGTCTGACGCATGGGGTAAAATCCAGGATATCTGGGGAAATGTCATGGATTTCTTCCGGGGGATTGATTTGTACGGCATAGGTCAAGACATCATCCAGGGTTTGATTAACGGAATTAAGAATATGGCTGGAGCCGTAGTCGATGCAGCTACAGGAGTTGTAGGAAACGCTATAGAGGGAGCGAAAAACCTTCTGGGCATAAATTCCCCGTCCAGGGTGTTCCGAGGTTTTGGGGTTAATACCTTAGAAGGCTTCATTATAGGCGTGAAGCGAATGAAAAATAAAGTGGCCAATGCTTCTAAAATGGTGGCTGCCACCGCAAGAGATTCATTCAACCCTAACCTGCAAGTAAAATCATCGCAGATTACATCAAGTTTGAAAAACCTTAAACGAAATAGCTCTGCAAAAGTTCAAAGCGCAGTGAATGCAGATGTCAGCGTTAGAAAGCAACCAATCCAAATCATTATCCGCAACGAAGCTGACGCTGAATGGTTAAGAACATATGTGAATGAAGGTAATGCCATAGATGACAGAGTTTCGATAATGGACTAGGAGGTGTCATATGGACTTAGAGATTACAAAATCAGATGGCACTTCCTTTTTGCTATCTGATCACGGTGTGTTGATAGATGATTTCCGCGTAGGAGCCATCTCGATGGAAAGTGAATACGGGAAAGCAGAAGGAAGTCACGGGAGAATTGACTACGGTTCTACTTACGGTACCCGATCAATTACCGTTCCCTTTCACTTATTAGCTAAAGATTTATTGGATTATCCTTTGGCAAGAGATGCGTTGTTTGCCTTGGTACAAGATACCAAGGCTTATTTTGTTAGAGAGTTACGAAGGCCGAAGTATCTCCACTATGATTTTGTAGATATAAACGAAAGTGCAGTCGATGAATATGGAAATCGTAAATACAGTCAAGACAGCCAAAATGTATATATTGGCGGCAAAAGATATTTAGTCCGTCTGACAAACGACTTTGATATAGATCAAACCCTATTATTGGGTGAAGGCGAATTGGTTTTTGAAACAACCAAACTTCCCTTTGCTGAATCTATCGGTACTTCGCAAGACATCGAACAAAACGGGCTTTTAACAGATGGCGGGATATGGGGATTCGGGATGGGGTTATTATCTGATGAATCAAGTTGGAAGTACACTCACCAAGGAACTACATTCCGGATTTTTAATCCGGGTAATGTTCAGATTCACCCGTTTGAAATGATGGACTTAGTAATTACTATTTCTGAAGTTCAAGAATCTGCTGATTACCTTGAGTTGAAAAATGAAACAAATGGATCCACTTTCCGAACGAAGGAAGCTGTAAACAGTGACCAGGTAATAAAAATAGATGGGCCTGACATTAAATCAAATGAACTAGCTTATTTTCGAAAAACGAATAAAGAATACATCGAACTGGACCCGGGATGGAATGAGTTTACGGTTAGCGGAGCAACAAGTGCTAAAGTATCATTCGACTTCCGGTTTTATTATTTGTAAGGGAGTGATTTTTATGGCCAGAAAAGAGATAAAGATCCCTTTTGATAGTAATTTCAGAAATGATATAAACCAGAATTTTGAAGAAACATTCAAGATGAAGGAGACAGCTGACAAAGCAAAAACAGAGGCTGCCGAGGCGAAGAATACAGCAAATGAGGCTAAGGGAAATTCGGATAAAGCAATAAAAGATGCAGAAGCTGCTAAACAATATACGATAGGTAAATATCTAAAGCCTGTAAATACATTCGATGAAATCGTAACAACCTATCCGACCCCAGAAGAAAACGACCGAGTTTTTGTGGGTGACACGGGTAAAATTTATATTTTTAGAGATGGAAACTGGGTGCATTTTGCAGAGATAACTGCTGGTCCAGTCAACGAAGTTGATCAAAGACTTAGTTCACAGTTGGCAGAGAAGCCGACATATGTAGATAGTGTGGAGACAATGAAATCAAGGAATAACTTTAAGGAAAATGACGTAGTTGTCACACTTGGGTATTTTTCTCCTAATGATGGCGGAGGAGGAACATATTTAATAAAAACTACTGCCTCCGTAGAAGATGGCGGCTCAACTATTACGTTAAATAATGGAAGGCAAGCTCATCTGCAAAGCTTTGGTTTTGTGAACTATAAGCAATTTGGAGCAGTAGGAGACAGTATCAACGATGATGGAGTTCAAATCAAGAAAACTCACGCTTATGCAAATGCAGCAAAGATACCGGTGATAAATCTAACTGGTGAGTATTGGCTTAAAGAGACGAGAGATATTGTTGTAAAAACAAGCACCAATTTAGGATCGACTAAGTTACATGTTGATGAGGCGTCAGCGCCTGAAACTGGGGCACAAATTTACCACATTACAACCAACCATACAGCTTTTAATCTCGATTCTACTTTGCGAAATAATATTCTCCCTAAAATGAAAAAAGGTACAGCCTTAATCACAGAACTTCAAGACTACGAAAACCACTTTATTCGAGTTTTTGACTCGAACACAAAAGTAGGAAAAAGGCAAGGCGCAAACGCTGATGGCGGAAAGGATATGGAAGAATTCTTTGTCGTTGAAAATGGCGGACGTTTGGTAGGCGATATAACTTGGGACTTCACTGGAATAACATCTATCGAAGCAAGAAAAATGGATGACAATTATCTCATATTTGAAGGCGGTACGTTCCTTTTATCTGGGGATTTAACTGGAAGCACAGTAGAAGTATACAAAAAGACAGGTATATGGATACACCGCAGTAGGGTAATTGTTCGAAATCAATTTGTTGGGCATGAAGATGGAATGGACGATAATATGTCGGCAGCAAGTGATGGCTTTTACCACATTGGTGGTTGTTACGATATAACAATTGAAAATTCACGTCCTATCCCTCGCAAATATTATACCGTAAATGGTACACCTAGGGGGACTTACGGAATCAGCGGGAGCAGAGTTCTTAATCTAACCCTCCGCAATTTAACAGGCGAAGGTTCTTCAGAACACTGGGGTGTTATGGGAACTGACTTGCTTAAAAACGTGCGTATCGAAAAATGTAGATTAAATCGGGTGGATGTTCACTTTCACGGGTGGAATTTCACTATAACAGACACAGATATAGGAGATAGAGGCTTTCGTTTAACAGGCGGTGGAACTTTAAGTATAGAGAACGTAACTGTTAACGGTAAAGACTTTGTTCAATTCCGAGAGGATTACGGCTCTAGATGGGATGGAGATATCTTTATAAAAAAATCAAAACTGATTATTAATCATCCCACCTCTGGCTCGAAAATACTTTCTTTTGCTCCTAATGGGGCTTACGACTATGGGTACAAGATAATCCACGGAAGAAAGGTATCTGTAGAAGATTTTGTATTCGATTATTCACAAGTTCCTGACAATCTTGGAAACACATATCTCTCTTGGTTTACCCATTATGCGACATTATCCGAAAACCGAGTACAGTACCCTTACCATATAGAGTTTAAAAACGTACATGTTGCTGGTCGTGAGAAAGGTGTGCGTTTCTTCAATCTAGGAAAAGCTAATCTGTATTACTTACCAAAGAAAGGAAAAATCAGTGGTCATAATATTGTCCCTAATGCTTATTATCGCTTTGACACCATTGACACAGAAGATATGTTAGACGTTCCTCAAGGTATTACCGATTGTCATATTTTTATAGATGTCAATGCGAGTGATGTGTACACTGACGATAATTCGATGATACCTAAAGTAGAAATCATTAACTGTAAACATTTAAACTTGCAAACGAAATCTGCTGCCGGTATTTTCCTGATAAAAGATAGCGACATTGGTGTGCTAGATGGGAATGGAGCAGGGAGTTCAAAAGGGATTTATCATTTTGAAAATTCAGAAGTAAAACCAAACATTATAAGTGGAGATTCAAGTGATTGTTTCTATTTGAACGGCGCTAAAGTTTCATGGGTGAACTGTACCATCCATCCTATTAAAGTTGAGGGAGCGGTTGATTGGGATAAGACTCAGGCTAATACTGGGATATTTAAGATTTGGTCAGGTAATTTTCAAGTTTTCAACACTCATATAGGAACAAGGTTATCCAAAGAACTATCCGATTATTTAATCACTGTGTACCCTGTTGGGTCAGTTAGAAGTTATATGAAAGGCTTGTTAGCTTTTGACCAAGAAGCAAACAATGGATCAGATAGAATATTACCTATAAGTGGCACAACTAGCAATCGTCCCACAAATGGGTTGTTCACGGGATACCAGTATTTTGATACAACGTTATCTAAACCTATCATATGGAATGGATCTACGTGGAAAGACACTAATGGAGCAACAGTGTAAATGTCTCATTTGGACAATATTGCGACACAGTGAAGGCGCTCACTCCGAGCGTCTTTTTTATGGAGAAAAACGAGGGTGGGGTTAGCACCCTCTCCCACCCGGACAGGGTCTATTCCGGGCGGTAATAACAAATACGACATCAAGAGAGAAAATTCCTGCTTTAGTTTTAAAATTCTCAGGGGGTCGAGAACAGTAAACCTCCCTTACAAAGGAGGCTAGAGAGTGGGTGAACAGCAGGTGCAACTCATCGAAAAGAATGTTGCCAATAACACAGATGACATTCGTGAGTTAAAAGAGAAGGTGGAAAAATTGCGGTCAGATGTTACAGACTTACGGTCATCAAGTCAACTTATGCAGCAGTCCCAAACACACTTAATGGAGAATATAAGCGAGTTGAAAACTGGCTTGAAGGCTCTTGGTGATAAGTGGGAGGAGAAGTGGGAGAAAGAGAAGGAAGATGAAGCAAAGCGATACGAACAAGAACGGCGAGACCAACGCAACAGATGGTGGGGTCTTGCTTTTTTATTGATCGGAGCCATGCTTCTTATGCAGTTAGGACTTAAATAGGAGGTAGATAACAATGGAAGAAGTATTAGCCTTTGCAACCCTATTGCTCCCCATCGTATTGGCATTGGTGGAGCTAATCAAAAGAACCGTGAATATGCCGAAAGCAATCGTCCCTGCCGTATCCTTTGCGGTGGGGATTTTAGTTGGAGCCATAGCCTATCCATTTTCCGATATGGAGCTTGTATTGAGGTTATGGGCCGGAGGATTTGCCGGGTTATCCGGTACAGGATTGTTTGAGTTAGTTAAGTCAAGACCAGGCACGACAAAATAAGGAGGAGATAACATGGTTAAAATCATCAAAAAGTATATCCCTACGTTTTACCGTTCGTTACGCCCGGCATACAGCATGAATCCAGAGTATATCACCATTCACAATACAGCCAATGCATCAAAGGGAGCCAATGCAGAAATGCACTCTCGTTATCTATTGAATGGCGGTGGTGGTCGTGGTGCATCCTGGCATTTTACAGTGGATGACAAAGAGATATATCAGCACTTACCGACTAATGAAAATGGCTGGCATGCCGGCGACGGGGCAAACGGGTCCGGTAACAGGAAATCAATCGGTATCGAGATATGCGAAAATGCAGACGGTGACTTTGAAAAGGCTGTTGCTAATGCACAATGGTTGGTGCGGAAATTGCTAGACGATCATGACCTTAGCATTGACCGTGTTGTACCTCATAAGCATTGGTCAGGGAAAAACTGTCCAAGAAAACTGCTTAGTCGGTTTGATGATTTCAAAGATGGTGTATTCAAATCAGCAAGCAAGGAAACNGAAATTGCGACATAGTGAAAATTTATTTAAAGGATTATATCCTTTTTTCTCGTAAGTATACGAGGAGGAGGGAGTTTATGGAAGATTTATTAAATGAAATAGAAAGAGGTTTAGATGCTAAGGTTTATCAGCTGTCCTTAAATTTGGCCTTATGCATACCAGACATATGTGCAGCCTTAGAATCTGACGATGGACAAACTAATAGGACAAAGTACAAGCGATGGTATGAAACCTATGTAGGTGATAAACTTAGGCTTTCAGCATCTGATTGTTATTACTTCAGATGTTCTTTTTTACATCAAGGAAGTACTGAACATGAAAGGTCTAATTTCAAAAAAAATATTATTTGTGGAACCTGACCACGGTATGGTTATGCATAATAATGAAATCAATGATGTCTTGAATATTGATGTTGAAATTTTTTGTAAAGACTTGATTAAAGCTGCCAGTGAATGGTATAAAAAAGCTAAGAATACCGACAATTTTAAGAAGAATTACGAAAAAACATTTAAAAGGTATCCTGATGGATTAGCGCCTTATATTGTAGGAATACCTGTGTACGGATAGTTTTGTCGGTAACAGAGGAGGAAACCTGATGAAAGTAAAAGAGTTAATAGAAAAACTTAAAGCATCAGATCCTAATGTTGAAGTTTTTATATCCTGCGAAGGCGGCTGTGTTATTGATAATGACATAGAGATTATCTTTGAAAGCGGTAGAATATTATTAGAGATTTAAGAAGAGCTCCCAGATTAATCTGAGGGCTCTTTTTCTAGTCCTTTTTTGACTAGTTCTCTGATTGCTTCATTCCTATTTTGGAGATTGTTTGCATGCCAGTACTTCTCAATCTCTTTCAGAATTTCATTCGGGAAGGTTACCAGCACTTGTGTGTTTTTGCTTTTATCAACTGCCATTCTAAATCACTCCTTATCTTATTAGTATTATAAGTTATATAACTTTTTTATTACAAGTGGTTTAATTACAAACTCAATAGGTTATATAAGTTATATAACCTATATAAGGAGGATATCAATGAGCTTAGACAAAGCCAGGATGACACACGATTTAAGTGCGTTGGTCGGTACTCTCAGCCCTGATGTCGACGAAAACAAGCTGTCAGTCCGTTTGGAAGAGGTCTTAAGCAATTACACCATTGAGCGAAAATCCTATCAAGAAATGGAAAAAGATTTAGAAGAAAACGTTCGTATCTTTCTTGCTGCGAAAGAAGTAGAAGGATTAAGTCCTTTGACATTAGGCGGTTATGAGTTGGAATTGAGATTATTCAGGCAGCACATCAATAAAGCGACTGCTCTCATCACTCCAACAGACATACGAGGGTATCTTGCTTCCAATAGGGAATGGATGCAGAGTACAGTGGGTCGTAAGCTGTCTATGTTGAAAAGTTTCTTTTCCTGGTTGGTTGAAGAAGAAATCATATTGCGGGATCCTACCCGGAAAATAAAAACTCCGAAGACTCCAAAAAGAATGCCAAAAGGCTTGGACATCTCTGAATTGGAGACAGTGAGGGAATCGTGTAAAACGGTCAGAGAACGTGCTATTTTGGAGGTATTCTACAGCACAGGTTGTCGATTAAATGAATTGACGAATATAAAGAGGCACGACTTGGATATTCAGAACATGAGCCTTACGGTTGTCGGGAAAGGGGATAAGGAAAGAGAAGTGTACATCTCCCATAAAGCCTTGTTCCATTTGCAAAAATATCTCCACACTAGGGATGATAATTGCGAATATCTGTTTACCACTGTTCGCCGGCCTATACGGAAAATATGCAATAGGCAAATACAAAGGATAATTAATAAAATTGAGGAAAGAGCCGGCATAACTAAAACCTTAACACCTCATGTGCTAAGACATACCTACGCCAACCTCTCAATGGATGCCGGTATAGAGTTATCAGACTTGCAGCATTTGATGGGCCACAGCAGTCCAAGTACTACATTAGTCTACGCAAGTGTTTCAAAAGAGAGGCAGAAACATGCTTAGGATAAATTTCATGTACAGTAGAGGACTCCTTAAAGGGGTCCTTTTATTTTGCGAGGGAGGTGAGGCAATGCCGAGCAGCGTCTTATCCATACGAGATTTAAAAGGAAATGAAAACCCACTCCAGGCAACACATGAATTCTCCGAAGAATTAAATGGTAATCATAGTTTGTCTGCTACTATTCTACCGACAATTGTAAATGATCAATTTATTAAAGATATAGACAAAATGTGGACAATCATCGATGAAAATGATACAGACTACAAAATCGTTTATTGCAAGCGACAAGGTGTCGGTAGTAAATTATCTGTCAGCATAAAAGCAATCCCAAAATTTTTTGATGACTTTGACACTCAACGCATTTACGAACGGTATGACCGCCATATGACGGCGCAAGAGTTTTTCACCATTGTCTTCGGTGGGTCTGGCTACAATTTCATTTTAGTAGATACATTTTATGCACAAGACTGGGAAGGTTTAGGGGACAGCGAAACCAGGCTAAGTGCTTTTAAACGAGGGCTGGAGCGCTATAAAGCTGAGTTTCGAATTTCGGGAAATACCGTATATTTAGAGAGGCAGGTAGGTCGTGACACACAGTTCCAATACCGGTATAGGCTTAATGCCTCTAATATCGTTCAGGAGATTGACGGAGCTGCCTTCTACACTTATGCAAGAGGTTATGGTGACTACGAAGATGGCGGCGATGAGGATGCCGAAAACAATGCAGGACTTATCGATGAATACACCTCACCATTAGCAGACATCCCAGGAATCGGAAAAAGAGACGCACCACCTGTCAAAAACGGGAATATTAAAGACCCCGATTTCATGCGAGAGCAATTAAAAATACTGGTAGATGAATCATTGAAAATAAGCGTATCTGCTGACATCCATGATTTAAGGAATCAGGGTTATGCCCTTGCACAACCAGAAAAAGGGGATAGGGTGTTTTTAATTGATGAACGGATTGGATTGAATGAGGAAGTTCGGGTGGTGGATTTAAAGACAATCCGGAATTGGAAAGGCGATATCATCGACTTGAAGTTAATATTTGGATCTGAAGGGATTACCAAAAGGCATCAATCCAATTTAAATGCGGCCGCAAAACAAATAACAGAATTGTTGGAAGGTAGAAGGAAGTTACCATTCAGCGTGCTCCCATCGTCTAAACAAAATGCTGTTCGGAATTTAGAAGCGGCGATGACCGAGTTGATTTTTGGGAATGGTCAAAATGGCGTGCAAGGTATCATAGCACAAGATAAGAACGATCCAAATAAGATGATGTGGTTAAATTCTGCCGGTTTCATGATAAGCACAGATGGTGGTGCGACACCTGTTGTTGCGGCTACTGCTGATGGTTTTGTCGCTGATGTCATTACCACTGGTACGCTCAATGCCGACCAAGTGGCCATCTATGGAGGCCATGAAGGAGAGTATGCCTATATTTCCGGATCAACCGTTGAACTTCGAGGAACATATGAACGTAGTTGGAGAGGGGAAACAAGCACACATGATGTAAGGACTAGATTGCATAATGGTCACTTGCGCTTCCGTAACGATGACTTGAATCGTTCCTTATATTTATCGGAGTACGGTATTTCTACGTATCTCGATGGAGAAGGGGAAGGGCAAGGTTCTTCCGGTACAATTGTATGGTGGGACCCGACTTATTCCCCTACAGGCGCAAACGGGATAACGATTAATTCATACGGCGGTGTAGTTGCTCTTGAATCTGACACTAACAGAATTGTGTTAAATGCTTCTCAAAGTGTCAACTTGGATAGTAAAGATGCACCTGTTTTCGTTCATCCTCGTAATAATCTAAGTTCCTATGACCAAGCGTTTGGTTTCACGACAGGTAATGATAATGAAGATGGCTATTTGATGTACGGTGCCACAGATGATTATCATGTGGGATTTCGGATGTTTTATGGCGGCGATCGTAATTTAATCGCAGTGGTAGATGGGGACCATGTACGAGGTGGCAATACATGGTTTGATGTCGGAAATATAGCCACAAACCGTATTGATAAAAGAGACGGAAGTGCTACCGTTTACTGGAATGGCTCTTCAGGAGGAACAACATCGGGAACAGATCCAACCATCACATTGTTCGCAAGCGGTCTAAGAGCAAATATCGGTTCAAATGATATCTTTTTGGCCACCAATAGCGGGGGGTACGTCAGGGTAACTAATTATGCCGGATATAATGATGGAAATGGCATTACCTACATGGGCATTGCAGCTGCCGAGTTCGTGACAGTTTCCAGTGTTTATTATAAGAAAAACATAGAGTATTACACCAAAGATGCGATGGAAATGATAAACGGCACACCGGTGCGTTTCTTTCACATGAACGAAGATATTGAAGGTATAGATCCAAAACGGGTAGGGTTAATAGTCCAAGAATCTCCAGTTGATATCGTAACCATCAAAGGAGGGGACTCCATCAACTTATATGCCATGGCCTCAATCCTTTGGAAAGGGTCCCAAGAGTTATCTGAAAAAATCAACGAAATATTAAATTTTAAAACGTCTATCCAGACGAGGGTGGATGAATTAGAAAGAGAATTAAAATCCGTGAAATTAAGAGTGGAGGAATTGGAAAATGCAGCTTAAATTTAAAAATTATCAATTGGTATCTGTTCAGCGGTTTCTTTATCACATGAATTTTAAAAAATCAAAACAAACAAGGGCCAGGACAAAGCTAATCAAGCTACTAGATAAAAAAATAAACGAGTACCAGGAGGACGTTAAAGAATTAATTGAAAAGCACGGCGAAAGAGATATGGGTCAGTTGGTTGAGGCCAAAGAAGGTGGATATGTACTTGAAAATAAAAGAGCTTTTGAAGTCGATTCAAAAGAGCTCAGTGAAGAAGAAGTTATCATTGAAGGAGGTGAGTATGTAAATAATTTTAAAGTACTGTATGATGCTATTGACGCTATCGAAGAATTCGATAATGGTCTTGAAGGTCAAGAAGCGGATGGGTATGACACGCTCATGGATGCATTCGAAGCAGCAATAAAGAAAGATGAAGACAGCGCCGAATAGGCGTATTTTTTTATGCTGTAAAAGGAACTTTATTCCTTTTTGTCGAATTAAACCGACAAGGAGGGATAGTATGTGTGGACCAATCAAGACATTAAAGTTGAATGGTGAAGAAATAATTTTGTTCGAAAGTGACTTATTCTTTCATGAAGATAATCTTTATGGAATTGTGGTTACCTCAGAGGACATTACTGAAAAGTTCGACGAACTAGGGCCATGTGATGGTGAAATCACTCTCAGTGATGGAGTAATAATAAAGGTAAAATTAGAAGTTGATTGGGCGAATTACCCTTTCCCAACGTTAGATTTAACAGGACCAATAGATAACCCTTTTGACTATCCAGAAATTGACTATATTGAGGAAGACGATGATTGGATGACGAAATATGGGAAAAAGAGTAACTTTAAACCAAGTATTTCTTTAGAGGAAATAAGAAAGTTGAAGCCACCTCATACAACGATTGATTTAGACGATATTCCAATTTACAGACATCATGAAGAATGGTTGAAAAATCAAGAAAACTTAAAAGAAATAGTTGAAAAAGCTTTAAAAGAATATATCAACAAGCTCACTTAACGGTGAGCTATTTTTTTTATGGGAAGAAGGGACGCCACAACGTCCTCTCACGCCACCAGGGATTGATTGAGGTGGCTAAATAAAGATATACGAGAAGCAAGTCTTAGATCAGGGGGTCATTAATATGAAGGAGATGAGGAATAAATGGGCGGTGTTAACTTGGAATATTTAGAGGCGGCCCGGTTTTATTTGTTTGGAGATGTGAAGTTTCTGCATCTTCTGTTGCTGGCGATGGGATTGGACATTATTTCAGGGTTGTTCAAGGCATGGAAAATCGGAAACCTTTGGAGTAGAAAAAGCTTGTTTGGATATGCAAGGAAGGTAATGGTCCTGGTTGTGATTATATTGGCCAACGTAGTAGATCAAATATTGATGTTGAATGGAGCAGTCACTTATGCGACTGTTCTTTTTTATATCGCAAATGAGGGACTATCCATTATAGAAAACCTTGCAGCTGTAGGCGTGGTCGTTCCTTCAGGCTTAAAAGAGAGATTGAACTCAATAGATGCAAATAACGAAACAAAATCATTACCGGAAGAAGTCAGAGAAGAATTCACCATTAATAAGGAGGATGAAAAGTAATGGCTTATAACTTTGAGAAATTACCACAATTGGTTGATAAAAGAGAAGGCTTGCCAGAAAAAGGCGAGTACTCCAAGCGTATAAAGTTGATAACAACCCGTGTTTGGCACCATTCCCTGACCAAGAAAAACCTTTCCGGATCCACTGCTTATGGTTTTGCTAAATATCATGTGGAAAACTTAGGATGGCCAGGATGTGGTTATGCCTTTGTAATAGAACCGCGGAATGTCATCCAGACACCAAAAGGCCCTCGCGCAAGAATTGTCTATGTCCATGATATCAACAGAAGGACCTATCACGTAGGTAACAGCAACCAATTCGCTTTAGGCATTTGCGTTGCAGGAGACTACCGGACAGATGAAATGGACGAAGCTACCCTTGCAAGTATCGATGAACTGCAACAAGCATTGGTTGACGATAAAATCGGAAGTCAGGATAGGTCCCATAATGAAATGCCAGGCTATCCCTGGAAAGCATGCTGCGTTTTTAATTACATGGAAGCCTTCAAGTTCCTTGATAGCAATGTTAAACAAGCTCCACTTCCTGATGAGTATGTTATTCAAGAAGGCGATACCTTCTGGAGCATCGCTAACGGAATCGAAGGGCTAAATGTAGATGATTTAATCAAAATCAATCCAGATGTCGATTACTCTAAATTAAAAGTAGGGCAAAAAATCAAACTAGCTGCAGCTAAAAGAGAGCCCGCGCCAAAGACTCAGACAAAATCTCAAACAACTTCTTGGAAGGGCTACTATTCCAAAGGAGACACGGGATCAGAAGTAAAAGCGAAACAAAAACGCTTGATGGAACTGGGATTTGATTTGCCGGTATATGGAGCAGATGGATCCTTCGGTGATGAAACAGAAGAAGCAGTAATGGACTTTCAACGAGCAAGGGGATTGCAGGTAGACGGTATAATTGGACCGAATACGATGGCTGAACTCAAAAAGGACAACCCTAAACCGAAATATGGTAACTCGATCGTTCCATATCCTGGCTATCCAATAGAACGAGGTAGCAGAGGGAAAGAAGTAGCTCGAGTTCAGAGAGCTGTGGGGGTAAAACCAGACGAACGTTTCGGACCTATTACAGAAAGAGCAGTAAAAGCGTATCAGCGTCGCCATGGGTTAGTTGACGATGGCCGTGTTGGTCCTAAAACATGGGCTGTTATGTTTTAAATCCCCCTCCGAAAAAGAGGGGGATTGAAGAGAAGTAGAAAGGAAAGTGTTGTCCCCTCGAATATAAAATGTGTTCCTTTTAAAATAAATATACAAAAGAAGCCCCCTTCAGAAGAAGAGGCTTTATAAGGGATTGAATCGGATATAGAAGTATGTCTGCACCCTTAAGGTATATTATTTGTAAAGATTGTGTAAATTATACAGATATTGATATTGATATTGATATTGATATGTATATGTATCCTTTCATGTTCCATTTATGGGACTGCCCTTCACCTCGGTGAGGGCTTTTTTTTTATTTTTTTTTCCAATTATGCATATTCCCTCTCATGCGCGCATACGCTGTAGCATAGCGCAGGCGAGCGCACAGCTTCCATAGCCTAAGTATGTCGTCGACAGATTGATTAGTTTCGTACGAAAAACAGATGATTTTCTAAGCAGGATTACATCTCATCTGCAGAGAATAATCTGTTGAGGTGAGTAAAATGAATTGCAGGATAGATGAATTTCTGGATGGAAGGACTTATATATGGCTTTCCAAGAAATCGGGGGTGCATCGGAATACGATCACTTCCTACACAAAAGGCACTGCTCCTCAATTAGACAAAGCTTATATGATTGCCTCTGCATTAAATAGATCCGTTTATGAAATTTGGCCGCCGAGTTAAGGCGGCCTATTTTTTCGTCTTAAATGACGATATTTTGTGCATATCATGTTATCCGATTACATATCATGAAGTATCACGATACCCCAAGGAGGGAAAACGGATGGCCACCATGAAGAACAGACCCGTATCTTTTAACCTGGATAATTTGGTTGATGAGAAACGCTTTAATCATGTGAAAGACGTAGATAACTTTTCCGGGTACGTAAAAAAGTTAATCGACCGTGACATGCAAAAGCAATCGAGTGTCCACAGAACGGCAACAGGCGGTGTCAGAATCAAAATAGATTAAAGTGGAAGTTGGGAAAAGGCAATCAACGCAACTCCACCAGTAATTAGGATTAATGGGATCATGGGGTATCACCTCTCTTTTGTTTGTATTATGGACGAAATTTTGTGCAAATATACAGGAGGTATGAAAATGCTGATTAAAATTAACGGACAACAGTGGTTTGATACAGAAGAATCTGCTATTCAAGAGGATGAAATCGTTATTGCCCGATGGGGAAACAAGAAACTTCAGACCATGGCAATCGCTTTCTGGTCCGCATCGGCAACATTGATGTCAGCGGAAAAAGCTCACGCAAGCTCTTTTTATGAGCAGGTGCAGCCGTTAATCCACCAATTTCAATCCATGGCTCTGGGTCTTGGTGTGTTGGCCATCATCGCGGGCCTTTCTCTCCTGGCGGTTAAAAAGAGGTGGGGCACGATGACCTTGAAGACAACAGCATTTATTGTTGGCGGGGTGTTCCTGGCTCCTGCAGCAATCATGCTCTTCGCCATCATTGCCATGACGTTGAACGATGCCTTGCTGGAAGCATTCAAAGACGTACAGAATGGCGGCATTAAGGATGTGATGGGTCAATGAGATTTTTATCAGGGTTGGTTATTGGGTTTATCGCCGGCACTTTCTATGCTTTGTATCAGACAGTTGAGGCGTCAGACGGATTGGCGGTTAAAATCATGAAAGGCATAAAATCTGTATTGGAGGTATTCTGATGGATATAGCGTGGAATGGCTCTCAAATTAAAATCCGACTTGCGGCGCCCGTCATTAAACCAGTTGTCAAAGAAGAACCATCTCCCATGTTCATTGCTAAAGTAAATAACAAAGAGGCCCCTATAAAATTGACAAAGCTTCAACCTAAACAACAGCAACGCCCCAAATATAGCACTTTTCAAATCATCCCTCATTCCAATGTGAAAAATATTAAAGTAGGTCAATTTGCCGATTCGCTTGCCGACACTTATGAAGAACTGATAAAAAGGTTTAACAAAGGGCTGCTGCGGGATCCGGATAGAATCTTCTTCGAAACGGAAATCACCAATTCCTCCTATCGTACTTTCATCACTACCAATACCGATTTAACAGACGTTGTTAAACAACAAAGCCAAGTTATATGGAAGCACGTCACTCTGCAAGATGAGCACAAATTTTCCGATCAGTTTCCAAAAGACTCTTTATGCTTGCGTTTCAAACTGAAGTATCCATTTTTCCTATCGTTGAAAACAGACCGTGCCATGCAGCAGATACCGTTGGAAGAGCTTTTGGAGATATCCCGTTTCATGCAAAGGGGAGACAAAGCATTCATCCAATTCGGATTCCAATCGGCCGAAGAGGAGTGGTTCAAAGATGCTGAAAGGGACAGAAATGAATTTGAGAAAAAGCCTCCTAAACATTGGATCAAAAAAGAATTCAGTAAAGCAACAGAATTAAAACCTGGTAATTTTGGATTCGATTTCACTTTACGTGTAGTTGTACAATCAAAGGATGAGAGAAGAAGGCGCCGTATTGCCAGAGGAATAAGTTTGGCCCTGAAGCAGCTGAATCATGACAATCAGTTAAAAGAAAAGTTGATTAAACCTCGGCAGACCAAACGGTTTTTCGAAGACATTCACAGACGTCATATTCCGGTACCTTTTCTTTTCGGTAAACGGCAAATCATCACCTCGCCTGAGATATCGCATTTTATTAAGCTGCCGCAAAGAGCACTTCAAGAAGAGTACCCGATTATCGAAACAGTAGACGGAAGAGAGATAGATATTCCAGATGCCATCAAGAAAGACGGAATGGAATTAGGCACAGCAACCTTCAAAGGTAAAAAGCAGCCGGTATATATGCCGATTAAAGACCACGATGAATTGTGCCTGCCTCGAATCGTTGTAGGTGGGATGGGGCAAGGAAAAACAAAAGGTTTTGGATCCAACTGGATTGTCAATGCAGTAGATAAAGGCTTTGGTGCAATGGCCATTGATCCGGCCAAGGGAGAAATTGGAGATGGAGTTCAAAAGGCGTTGCCTGCAGATAAAATCATTCGAGTTCGTCTGGGAGAAATACCAATCTCACTTGATTGGTGCGAAGTAGCTCATTCTTCAAGAGCAAAGAATCGGTTGGCCAACACTATCATAGGTTTCTTTAATACAGCAACAGATGAGGCCGGTGCACAAACAGCTAGATATTTGAGAGCAGCCGTCATGGGAATGCGCTCAGGAAAGTTAAAAGAGATTATAGACATATTCACAAAGGAAAAAGAGCGTATATGCGCTATTATCAATTTAGGCGATAACATCTATTCCCAGACACTGATTCAGTTTCATCACATGTCTGATAAAAGGCAAGCTCAAATATTAGCCCCTATCATGAACCGGCTGGATACCATTTTGGGAGATGAATATTTAAGCAGCTGCATGGAATCCGATCAATCTATCGACATGGTGGAACTTATGAGTCAACGGAAAGCCGTTATCATCGATGTGCCGAAAAAAGATTTAGGTTCAGAAGCAGTGGATCTGATCGTCAACTTATTATCCACTAAAATCGATTTGGCCATGACTCTTCGGGAAGAAAAGAATCAATTTCCATTCTTTGTGGTATTCGATGAACCTCACCAATTTTTACGATCAGCAAAGACTTGGAAGGCAGCTACTGTAGAAAGTCGTAAATGGAGAGTAGGATATGTGTGGATGTTTCATTCCTGGGAGCAAATACCGAGAGACTTGGCTGAGATTGTCAAAGCAGCAGGACCACATTATCACTTGTATCCGTCCAGTAAGAAAACTTTCTCTGACTTGGCGGAAGAAATCAAGCCATTCAAAGTGGAAGAAGCGATGGGGTTAAAAAGGTTCCACGCAATAAACATATTAAGAAGTGGCGGGGAAGTAGTTAAACCGTTTGTGGCCAAGATGAGCGCTCCTCCAGAAGGTAATTAA